TCCTTCGTTCGTTGTCGATACGAATGTGAATCACGTCGCCTTCCTCCTCTCAATCTCCACTGGGAAATCGCATGTCGTGACCGGACCGGACGAAAACGTGAGTCAATGTCAGCACGAGCAGCTAAAGAACTGTTGGCGTTTTTCCTCTGGCACTGGCGTTCCTGTCACGATCTCGTAACACTTCCAAAACTCCTCGCAGTAAATAGGAAACGTGTCGCGCCAGTGCTCGCGGCCAATCTCCGTCTGATATTCTTCATAGTCGAGCCATTCCTTTGCCCCACGCATCAGTGCCGTGTAGGTGAGGTCAAGCGCAGCGGCAATAGTTTCGATTCGCCTCTTGGCCTTTTCTCCGTCGCCGGGATCGCTCGCCATCGCCACCGATTCGGAAACCGCTTCGTCGGGAAAAGCCGGGTGCGTCCAGGCGTGTCGCAGAGACGTGACGGACTTCTGAAAAAGCAGTATCCAGAATCGCTCTCCAGGCCTGACGGCCTTTTTAAGAAAAGGATCGACGATGCCAATCTTCTTCTCTGCGAATCCGACACGGGAGCAGTCACCGGGCGCGACAAATCCGACTTCAGCGCCCGGTGCCATGAAGTCGTCAGCGATCGCTGGAGCGACCGCTACGTGGATTGCATCGCGTTTTGCTTCGCCGTCAATCAACAGGCCAAGGATTACTTCCTGCGGCATTTAACACCTCGGGGATTGATGGGTGATTTCGCCTCTCCAGCTCCCGGACGAAAACCTGCTCCCGCCGCCAGTTCTCCACAATCGCAAGGCTTCCGTTGCGGGCCTCGGAATCCCGCACGCGCAAAATCGACACAATCTCCCAATCGCTGTGCGGTAGGTCGTCGGCACAGTCGCGTGCGTCGTCGAAGGTGCGGGCTTCGATGACGTACTGGCGCTGCTCGGTGCGGTCCTTGAAAGTGATCTGATACTTGTTCATGGGTCGGTCCTTCGGTTCTGTGGGTTAAATGTCCTGAACTTCTGCGGGCGTGAATTCAACGCGAAGGCATGATCCAATTGCCGGGAAAAGCACCTCGACGGGAACACAAAGCGAGAGCGTCACCCACCAATCGTTTTGCGCTTCAATAGTTCGATATTCCGACAACCATTCGTCCTTGCGGCGGTCCCATGCCGCCTGCAATTGAATGACTGGCAGTAAGTAGCAACGCCCAAGCGGCGCGATTGCATAGGCAATGAAGTCAGCGCGAAGCGGTTTGCAAACCCAGCCCGGCGCGCCTCGGTCTCGGTCGCTCAGATATTCCAGGGCAATGTCCTCATAGACGCGCCCTGTTTTTCTGTTGCGGCCTCTCACCTTCTCATCGATCAAAAGTTGTTTGGCATTCGCCAGGGTGATCGAGCGGTCGATTCCCGCTCTTTGGTGTTCTCCATTCTGCCTGTGATCTGTCATGCTGCTGAACGTCGGGAAGGCTGCGCGATAGACTTCCTCCCACCACGGGGCGTCTGAATACGAGTGAGACATTTCGAGATCATCCGTGAAGCTCATTCGTTCCCCCATGCCTTCCAGCCCTTGCGGGGCGTGCGGCAAAATAATTCGAGGTATTTGCTCTTGGGATACATGCTCTCCAACATTGCATAGACAGAATCTGGCTTGCGACTGTGCTCTCCTCGCGGGGCCTGAATGACTGAATCTGGGCGAACACTCTCATCGGGAACCGACGGCTCGCCAGTCGTGGCGATCAAGAGAAGTTCATGTCGCTGCCGGGCGTAGTAGCCCATGCCGATTTTGTCCTTCACCCAAACCATGCACGTTCGGTAGGTGAATCCCCACGACACCACGACTCGCATCGCCTCTGGAAGTTTCGGACTGGTCGCCCAGAGGAAGAGAACGCAGTCATCGGCGCACGACTTGGCAATCGGTAGTTCGCAAATCTCGTCAACCTCCAGCGTGGGATATTGGTTTTCGATTTTTCGGCTGTCGGATTTGCTGTAGTCGTAACGCCAAGGCGGGTCCGCGTAGATTAGATTGAACTTTGATTTTGGAAGCGGTGGCGCATCGGGACGTTGAGCGAGGCGGCGTTGCCGCACTTCGCGGCGCAATTCTTCGCGGGTCATCCGTGGCGGCTTGTCTGGAGCCTCGGGAGCGGCGGCTGCAAGTAGTTCTTTTTGCTCTTCGGGGTCCAGGTCGGCGACCTCTTGATGGTGGGACCACGACAAATTTTGTAGCCGGCTACAAAATTCGACGTTCTTAGCAACCCATTTGTATTGAGCAATCGTGTCGTAAGAACGATTGAATATGCTTATCGCCTGCTCATACTTGTCGCCCCATTGCGGACGGCCATCGCCGAAGTTTAGCCAATCTCCGACCCACCATTGGGCAGCGCCCTCAATCCGCTCCAGGAGATGCCCGACACGAAGCCATTCGTCGAAAGTCGGGTCGCCCTCGACCTGCATTCCGGTTGCCGAGAGAGTGAACCCCGGAAATGAAAAGTCGCGTGGGTCGCGCTTGGCGATTGCGGTGGCCATCGGAGAGATGCCGCGTAAGAAGGCAATTCGTGGTAAATGCTGTCCAGCGGTTTTGAAGCCGCATGGCCGAGCGTTCAATCAACAAGATGCAAGGCTAATCTATCGTCTAGGGTTTTGCAAGCCCCGTTTCCGAGATTTTTCAGATTTTCTCGGGCGGCCGTTTTTCCTAGGGGATTTCTCGAATTTCGCGACTTCCTTGACGTGAAAAAAGATGGTCCCGGCGACGATTTCGCCTTTGAGCCGCTTTTCGGCCACGAACTGGTGGACTCGGCAACGGCTCACGTTCAGCCGTTCAGCCACTTCCTTGCACGTCAGATAGTCGCCTATTGCCACGGACATGGCCCTTAGTGTACTGTATTGCCTAGGGTTTTCAATACGACAAACGGCAGATGTTCAAAACGGCCCGAATTGCTCAGCCGCCGTCAGACCTCGCGGAATGACGCATCTGCCGCCTGTCAGTCGGGGCGACATGATTCGAACATGCGACCTCTACGTCCCGAACGTGGTGGACTATTTGCATCCTAAACCCCCTCTAACTAGCATGTTGTGAAACACCGCACGGAGACCAAACCAGAGGGTCGGCCGTGCATTTCACCTCTTATGTCGATCGCTACGTGCTCAGCCACGACCTGGCCGATTCGACAATCCAGCAACTTCGCAACGCGGCTAAGCTGTTCGACAGGTGGGCCGGCGATGTGCCGCTCTGCGACGACCTGCTCAATGGCTGGCTGTTCTACCGGAAGGAATGCGGGCTAAGGCCGGATACTGTACGGGGGAATCGCACGTCGATTCTCATGCTCTGGCGGGATGCTTTTGAGACGGGGGCAGCAGGTTCAACCGTCTTTGCCCGCAGCTATGACGTGGCCAGGATTACGCGGCGGTCGGTGCCACTACCGCCACCGATTTCTTGACGCGGCCCGAGATCGGTCGGTAGGATAACGGCAATGGAACCCAAGCCAGTCAGTATCAAACGGCTTTATCATATCCTCTTAGATGGTACTGAGGCCCGGCCGATCGAAGTTGAAAGCATGGCTCAAGAGCTAATCAACCGCCGCAAGGCTGAAAAAAAGGACCAAGCTGAATGGCGCCAGGTGCCTCTTCCGCCGCCAATCACGGGACCGTAGAATGCCCACCATGATGGCACTCAACTGGCATAGAACGATTTGGCATGCGCGAGACTACGAGATAATCGAGACGCTTGAGCCTCGCAGCTTCTATGCGATTCGACGCGACTGCTGCGACCTGGACCTCGGTAAGCACGAGACGCTGGAATTGGCGATAGCTGCGTGCCAGGCTGACCACGAGAAGCGCGAAAGCGAAAGAGCCGAACGCGACGCGAAGATTGCCGCTTACGTGGCGAAACAGAGAAGTCAGCCGATCAGCGGCTAATCCTGGTCGGCCGACACGATGACCCATTGGCCTTCGCCCGGTTCAAGCATGACGTAGACTCTCTCACCTTGGCTGACATCTCGGCCAGTCCATTCGGGGTCGTTGTAGACGGTAATCGTCTGTCCGTCGATTGTCGCTTCGGTTTCGTTCATGGCGTCATTCTTCCCACGGTTCCCAGCCGTTGAATTCGTGCATCTTAGAAAACGCCTCTCGGTAGCTGTCCGCCTCGAATTCTAGCAAAAGGCGAGGATCGTCCATATCACAGCGTGCAACCTCATTGCCCTCTTCACAGCAACAGGTCGCGACTTGCGAATCGCCGTTAGCCCAAAGTTGAATTTTCATGGCTTTTACTGCTTGGCTCGCGCTGATTCTACCACAGCATTCGCAGCACGGTCCAGGCGATAAACGCCGCGCCCGCGATTGAGACAGCCATCGCGAGCCGTGGATGGCGGTTGAGCCACGCTTGCCGTTTCCGACAGCCCGCACACGGCTTGCTCCGAATCCAGCGGTAGATAAACCGCGCTACGCGGTCGCCGAGGCCGGGCTTGCCGCATGGCGGTTCGACTTTCGCCGGATCAAAGTTCGGATCGTGCGGAGAAACTTCTAAGCCGCAGGCTTTGCAGACAATTCGGTTTGGCCAAGGTTTATCGGGCCACGAGTGCATCAGCTAAACGTAACGCTGGCGGGATGTATAGCGAGATTGCATGGGACAGCACCGCCGACCGTAGTAGAGAATGTCAGCGTGAATGGACCACTGCAATCATAGGGGGTGGTCTTTGCTAGGACGTAATCGAACGCGGACGTAAATGCCCCCGTTACAACGCTGATCTCACAGAAAATTTGAGTCGGGTTAAAGCGGAAATTGATCGCGGCAGCACACCCGCCGGCTGTGGTCCCTGTATACAAGAAAGCGCATCCATCGACTAAATCTTGGGTAATAACGAACGTGCGGCCATTCAACCAACTGCAATCGCAGCCAACGTCGGCAAATCCGGCCAGCGTCGTGGAATACGAAGATTTAATCGTGCCGGCGTTGCAATTCGAGCAGGGAGGAAGCCCGCAGTATGCCAGATGGCTAGTGCCTCCGACGGTCTTATAAGTGAGATGCGCCCCGGTGTACTTCAGGTGATCCGCCATCCAGACGACATTGTCTTTAAGCCGGCGCAGCGGGCTGCTCGGTTGCCACAGTCGCCAGTCTCTTCGTGGGATGGCTAGCATGTCACCTTCTGGCCTTTGCGCCGTGCTAGACGCTCCTGCGGTCTGAGGGCCATTTCAATCGACTCGCCTCGGCGAAGGCGATTGTAAACCATATCGCGACTCAGGCCGCGTTCTCGAATTAAACTGGGCAATGTTCTTTCGATGCCGTCGATGACAAAGCGTTTTGTTGTACTTCTGTTTTCGGCTTGCTCGCTAGGAGTCGCCCATCTGCAATTGCCGGGCTCGTAGTTTCCATTCGCATCTGGAAACCGATCTATCGAATGTCTCGGCGATGGTCGCGGTCCCATGTCCGCAAGAAAAGTCTCAAACAAATCCCATCGCTCGCATACGCGGATTCCTTTGCCACCATAGCGGTCAAAATTCGCGGCATTCGAATTTCGGCAACGGTTGAGCATTCCACACCACACGGCAAATTCCGGCGTCTGTGTACCGTCATGCGTAGTTATCCGTTCGAGCCTAAGACACCCGCACGACTGGGACTGTCCGTTCCGCAATGTGTTAGCCAGCGATACGGTTTTTTCCCCGCAGTCGCAAATTGCGTCGAAATAAATGTGGCCGTGACAACTACGTCCCGCAAATCCAACAACGACCAATCTACCGAACCGCCGCCCGGTCAAATCATTTGTTGGTGGTTTTCCGCCTGCAATAAACTTCATAGCCATTACTCCTAGTTTAAAGGTGAATGGCTATAGCATACTACGACTGTTTTCTATGTCAACACGTCGTCGCGGCGTCGATGTCCGTCCAAGCGGATACCGCGCCAAACTGACAAACAGCTACTTGTCTCGTTTTTTTCTGTAGCTTGTGCGCAGTCCCGTCCCATTGAACGTCCGTGACGACAGTTTGCAACGTCAAGATAACTGCGGCCACATATTGATCGTTCGCCGGATCATAGACAGCAAAGCAATAGTCATCGGCACTGCCTTTCATGTCTCCTGGAGGTGGCAGGATGATGGTCGGACCACTAGGCTGACTTCCATCTCCAAAATCTTCAAGTGTACTACTGCAACTGAAGGTGGAAGTATCCGCATCCAGTGTGCCGAGTAAACGAACCCAAACGAAGCGTGCTTTTGTCGGCGAGATTGGAGTTGCGTAGAAATGGTGTAGCTTCCAATCCCAAGCGACCAGGCAGAATTGAGTTTTATACAAATCGCAAAAGGCTGCCGATACGGTAACGCTATCTCCGGTTGCAACCGGCGCGCCTGTGGTCGAATCGTAGATTGCGACGCTCCCCGTGTTTCCAAGGAGAATATTTGCGGTCGGCTTTCCCCGTAACGGTCGGTCGAGTGGTAGCCCGTAGAACTCGCTATTATTCGAGTCCCATACGAGCCACAGAAAATCATACTTCGACCAATCGACAACGGCCCGGACGTTGGAGATCGAGGTTGAGAGATCGACGGGGGCAGCGCCAGCCGTATTTGGCTTGAACAACTCGACAGTTCCCGTTGAGCCGGCAGACACGGAAATCGACGCCGTGAACTGGCCGAGCAGTACGGCGTTCAGCGGCGAAGCGTAGAATACCCCCTCGTAATAATCCCACCACACCAAACAGTATTCGTTCTTGGCAATCGTCCGATAGAACGCCAGGGCCGTAATGCCCGTGACGCCGCCGGTCGGATCGGTCAAGTCCGACCGCTTGACGTTGACCGTGCCCGTCGTCTGATAGACGATTGCCGCGGTCGCTTGCGCGATGAGTGGAGTGTTAAATGGTACGGCAACAAACTCGGCGTTGGGAAAACTCCCAAAGATGATGCACATTTGCTTGCGGGCAATCGTCGAGAGTGCGCGGACGCCGGCAAGCGTACTGAGCGTGTTGAATTGATCGTCGAGAAGCGTAAACGTGCCGGTCGTTCCGACTGGCAGCGAAGTACCGATGTAGTACCCCAACATCGGGATTTGCCAGTCGAGCGGATACCATTGACTCGTTGCCGAATCAAACAGCAAACGGATCGTACTGCCAACCTCGTAAGGGTATGGCTGGGGGTTTGTGACCGTGACATTCGTAGTAAGGTCAACACCGTTGATGTTGTAGAGTTCAACGACGCCCGTGCCGTTCGTGCCGCCGAAGCCGGTCCCGGCGGTAATCTTAGTTGTGACGGTCCCGAGTGCTGTTGTACCCGTTCCGCCCGGTGCGAAGACCCACAGCTTCGATTGCCGATGTTTCCAAATAAATACCTGCGTTCCGTTCTGTAGGCTTTGATTGCCCCACTGGTAGGCGTAGACGTGATAGGTCGAAGTCGCCGTGGTCTGTGAAGCGGGTGGCGTATTCGTCGAAGTGACTTTCCAAACTTCGATGTCGTAGGCTTGGCCGGCGCCGCCGGGCTGGGCATAGATTTTCCCGAACTGGAGCTGGTTGTCGGGAATCGGATGCCACTGCCCAGCCGACGGATTGTGGTAGAGTAGATGCCGCTCGCCTTCCAGCCGCAGTCCTTGATCCGGGTCGCTAATCAGCGGCAGCACGTCGTTCGTGTCGCTCCACGGATCGGTCATTGTGTGGTCGTAAGTGAAGAGGTCGGCTTCTTTGTCCTTGTCGTTCTCCTCGATCGTATCGTTCAATTCGACGAGCGCAAATTCCGTCGGCTTGTCGTTGCGGATCGTGATGCCGTTGCCGCTGCGGGTAACGGCGAGACCGCCAGCCCCGCGGACGGTCAGCGCCTGCGCCACGGCGTCTACGAGGTCGGCAATCCAATCTTCGGTAATCGGTTCGCCGGCTTTGAGCGGTCGCAGGGGCATTTACGGCTCGTAGGCAAAGAGGTCATCGAAGCCGTTGGTCGTCTGGTCCGTGTCGTAGGGAAAGATGACTTTGTGGCTTCCTACGTTTTGAGCTATCTGCCAATTCTCGCCCGTCACGTCTTTGCGATACATGAAGTTTGGACCATAGACGTGACCGCCGGAGGCCGTGCCTGGTTTCTCTTCGGCGCGAAAGCGGTGCGATACGGTGTAGAGAATCGTGTTGCCGATTTGGAATTCCTGCGCGACGTTCCCGCCAAGATAAATCACGTTTTGCTGTTTGTGATTGCAGAACAGATTTTCATTGACGCAACCCTTGAGTGCTCGCATGGCCGTGAATGGCGGCTTCGTCACGCGATGCCACGTTAGCCTAATTTCTTCGTTGTAGATCGGCACGGGCGCGGTCACGTCATGCGGTAGTTGGACATGATCGGCGGACCACTCCAGATACCGTCCCGGCACGGGCAACGCCGTCTCGGTCGATTCGCTTTCGTAATCCAAGAACGTCCCATTGGGCACGTCTGGTTTGCCGTCCGGCGTACCGTTGGGCGCAAACGGCCGGTAGATGACCGTGACGCGCGCACCGCACGGCTTGCCGGTGTAGCCCTGATTTGGGAAGGTCGGCAGCGTGAAGTCTACGACCTGGTTAGACGTGATTTGCTGATAGGTCTGATTGCCGAACGGCGAGCTGGGGTCTTGCGGTTCGGCGTCCAGCCCGCGAACGTAGAGGCCGTTGATTCCCGGCCAATGCTGCGGGGCCGTGACGACGACCTGCCCGCTGTTGTTCGTATAAGCCCCGTACATGAGCGCGAAAAAGTCCGAAACGTCGGTCCAGGCCATGATGAAAACCCTTTGCCCGACGACACCTCCGTCGTCTACTGAGAGCTTGGCAAAGACTTCCTCTAGGTATATGGACATACAGCTTGCGGGCGTAACTTGGGCAGGCTTAGGCTAAAGGCATGGAAAACATGAACAAAATCCTACTCGCGTCTGTCGCGGCCCTGCTCGCAGCGTTGCTGGTTGTGGGGATCGTCATCGCGGTCAATACGTCTCCGCCTCATCAGCCGACTGCTGAAGAGCGTGGGCTGCAACGCTACAAGGAAGCGAGCGAGGCCGCCGACAAGGCATCTATGGCGGCCGAAGAGAGTCGAAAATATCTGGAGGGAAGCGAGAGATTGTTGCATGCTCAGCCGCCAAAAACGGACAAGGAAATACAGGAATACTTCAGCGACACAAAACCTAAAAACTGATTCATCGGTTCGGGGCCACGACAGCGACGGCTGGTGCGCCGGGTCCACGTCTAGCGATTTCTTTGAGCAGGTCTCTCTGCTCTTTGTCGATTTCCATCCATTCACGCTCAAACGGCGAATCGAGAATAGCCGCCTGAATCTGAGCACCGATACTGCCGATATCCGTCGCGCCGCCAGAACGACCTTGAAAGTTGTGCTCTCGTTCTGACAAGTTAAAAGTTCTTGCCTGAAGTTGTGCACCTCGCTTTTCTAATTCATCTACGGATAGTTTCTGAATATCAAATACATTTCGGCGATCAAAGCCGGCGGCCAGATTCGGTAGCCGAGCGGCGTTTAACTGTTGTTGCAAGGGATTGCCGCCGAGTTGATTCTGTAAGGCGTTTATGCCGAGAGCTACCGGACCATGAGCAGCACCGAACAATCGTTGGCCAAAATCAGCCATGCTACCAGCGACGCTGCCGAGTCCACCGATCGGCGGTATCAATTCTCTAATTACCTGTTGATTGCGGAGCACGCGGGCCTTGTGTTCTTCTTCATCAGCTTGGTCTCGGAGTTGCTTCTGACGCTGGCCTAATCCCTCTTGCAACGATTGGATGCCCTTGCGAGCGCCTTCCGCTCCCGGCCCGAACTCACCTTTTTGTACTCCTGTAAGCATTCTTTCTATTTCTTCGGGCGTAGATCTCACTCGTGCCGCCGACGATCTAAGCTCTTCGGCGGTCGCCATTTTCTTATTGATTGCTTCGGTCGTTTTGTCCACGGCACTTGGGCTTCCACCGAATAACAGAGCGCCTTTTGCGGCAACGGACGCTCTCTCAGCCTGTTGAGATAGTTCGATGGCCTTTTCATTCGTCTTATTAAATGTTTCTAATTTCTTGGCCGCTAAGTCTGCCGCTGCCGCCGTTTTGTCGAAGCCAATGGCCGTCTTGAATAGAGACTCGCCAAGCTGGATTCCTAGCCCAGCACCGAGAGCGAACAAGCCGCCAGACCCAAACATTCGGCCCAGGTGGCCGACCGTGTGAAGTAGACTGCGCTCGATGCCCGCGCTGCCATGTCTACCGAAGAGAACCTTTTCGAGATGGCCGGTGTCTTCTACTGGCAAGACGCGATTTACGTCTTCCTTCATTCGCTGGACAACAGGAGCGACTTTCTCAGCGCCCTTCTGGTAGATTTCGACGTAGGCGCCGGCAATCTTCTGGTCAGCCATTTCCCCACCTCTCCATTGCGTATTGAGTCCACCGCCGCCGTTCGCCCTTGCGTCTGGCACTGAATGCCTTTTGATCCGAGTCGCTCATTGCCACGCGGTCCCCGCTATCGGCCAGTTCGGAGTAATAGACGACGACTTGCCCGAGCGTCATGCCGCCGATCTCTCCGGCTGTGAATCCGAATTCCTTGCCGAGCTTGCGGAAGATTTTTCGCCAGGGCCAGGGGCGTCGTTCTCCGCTCCCGGCCCAGGGGAGTTTCCCAAGGGGGTCTCGGGCACCGCGTCTTTAATCCGCTGAGCTTCCAAGCGGTCGCGTTCGTCGAGATGGGCCAGAATCGTTTCGGCTTGCTCTAGCGTCATGTCCGGCGTACCGTGCTTCATGCCCAGCCACCACGACCACGCCCGCCCCTCGTGCGTCAAGGCGATCCACTCCATGACTTCCTCGTGCGGCACGCAATGCCCGCGAAGAGCTTTGACGAACGCGGCGCCGGCGACGTGATTCTTCGTCTCTTGGTCCGGGCAGGCCGCCAAAATCTTCGGCAAGACATCTTCCAGTCGTGGCCGCGTTTCTAAGAGATGGGCGCTCATCGCCGCGTAGTCTTTGACGCGGAGCGCGGTCAGAGAGAAGGTACGTCCTTCGACCGTGAAGGATTTCGACGGCGGCAGCAAGTCGAGAAGATTATCCATGCGCGCATTGTCCCTACCATTATGGCAACGTGGGTTCTGCCCAAGCCCCGTCCGTGTCGAATGAGAACTCGGAACCGATGGCATCCCCGGTATCCATGTCAACCATCGCCTGACATGAGGTCACGAGAGACGGCACCGAATAGAAGTGCGTCGCGTCGAGATAGAGCTTGAGCGTAACCGCCGAACCTTCGGCAATCGTATTTGCGGCGGCAACGTCGTACTTCATGGAAATCGTGCCGCTGCCTTCCTTGACGCCGCCGATGCTGCGTTTGAACCCGCCCGAGGCGGATGTACCGAAGCGATTGGAATTCACTCGCTTGGTGAACGTCCAGCGGAGAACTTCGCCGATCGTGGTCGAGGCGATCTTAACGTCGCCGCCTTTGCCGGATTCGAGTGTCGCGGTCATAGCTTAGCTTCCGATCAAAATGACGTTGTAGGTGACGCTGTTCGCGCCGGGGACATTGATTCGCAAAATCTTGTGCGTGCCATCCACGGTCCACGGATCGTAGAAATTCGAGAGTTGCAAATTGCTGCTGGGGCCGCAGACAGCCGCCGAAGTCGTGACGCCGTTGCCCCATGCCGCGAAGCCGTTCGTCGCACTCGCCAGCAACACGACTCGATCGAGGCTGACGGCGTTGGCGTTGGCAATCCAAATCAGGCTTAGCTTGCTGAACGTAACCGTCAGCGTTCCGCCGAATACCGTTTGCGATAGCGAGGTCAAGTCAAGATCGTTGTTCGCCGTCGTCGCCGTCGTGTACGTGTTGTAGTAAATCTGGTGGGCCTGATTGCTGGCAGAACCGTCCGTCAAGGCTTCCAAGAATTGAAAGCTATTCTGGTCAACGACCGTCGTGCCGCTCGGGTTGAGCGGCTGGGTATTGATCCAGCTCACGACGTTCTTGATCGTTCCCGAAAATGTCGAGGCCATTAGACGAGTACCCTATCGGGAAGTAGGTCGATCAAGACGCTAAACGTCCGGGCAATCTGCCAAATCAGCGTGTCGGAATCCTGCGTGTCCTCGCGTTCGCTGCTTTTCATATCGAGCACGCGCCCACGGTCGAAATGAAAGTCACGGCGGTTGAACTGGTCGCGAATCACGGCGTCAATCTCGACGGCTTTGTCGTAGCGATCATGCCAGGTCGAGATTTTCACTTGCTCGCGGTAAACCTGCCGGCCGCTCGATGTGCGTTGGCAATCCGATTCGCTCTGAACCATGATGCTGACGTAAGGCCGCGTGATCGCAACATTGTTCTCGTCTTTCAACGGCGGCGAGCCGCTGTAAACGCGATCCGCCGGAACGAGCGTCGTAAGCGTCCCGCACGAGGACCAGAATTGTTGAATCGCGGCGATGGCGCTCATACGGCGGCCTCGGCTTTCGGCGGTTCTTCCTTGGGCGCTTCGGGCGGCGACTCTTGCTCATCGGCGAGCTTTCTGATGAGTCGGCCGATTCGCAAGATTGCCGCCGACCAATTGGAATTCGCCATATCGCAGCCTTGGGCCGTCAGGTCCGAGATCAATGCGTGTTGAACCAACGGATCGGATGAGTCGGGATGATCGACAGGCGGGAATTCGGCCAGCTTGTCTTTGACCACGGCGAGTAAATCGGCGTCGTTGCCTTCGCCGGCCGCTCGATAAACCTTCGCGGCATCTTCGCCATCGAGGCGACTGAGCCAAGCTACGACTTGTCCGGGATGGGCATTATTCATTGAAACTTCTCTTTCATTCCCAAGAGGGCTACACGTTCGAGGTTTGCTCGGTCGCGTTGCAACGGTAGCTCAAGCCACGGACGGGCCGCGATATGCTTCGTGCTGAATTGCAGGTAAATCATGTAGGCCGCATTGGCCGTTTCGCCGATCCGCCCGCGAGGCTTGCTAGCGTCGAACTCCATCGCCACGTTGAGCTGGCCGAATCCGGTTCGCTTCCGCGGCGGTTCTCCCGGCTTGCTGGGCTGATCGTATTCGCCAGACTTGCGGTTGCGTGGATTGCTCTTGCCGACGTACTGCTGGCAGAGCGTGTGATAGAGCACCGTACAGCGCGCAACGCCTTCGGCCGCCGCTTTCGCGACAAGCTGCTTGAATCGTTGATCGTGCCATTCGACGGCCATTATTGACGCCTCATGCAGTTGATGACCGTAAGCGAGCCAATGGAGTCCGGCGACTCGTAGCCCACGACTTCGTAAACCTTGCCGTCCGCCCGAACGATCTGAAAACTGTTGTCCAAGAGAAGCTGCTGAGCCAAATAGCATTTGGCGTTGACGGTTCCCGATTGCCGGCCGAACTGCGGACCACGTTCGCTCGATTCCTCTTGGAGTCTGGCCTTGACATCGGCCTGGTAGAGAATCGGCGTCTTGACGACTGCCCCTTCGCTGTCCTTGGATGTCGCGAGCCGATTGATCGTGACCAGTTCATTCAAGCCGCCAGTGATTGCCAGGTCGCGAGCCGTGACGCGATACAACGCCATCAAGCTTTCGTAGTTCACGTCCAGAATCGTCCATTCGGCATTAGCAGAATCGACGAGTACCCCGCCGAGCTGTGGCGTACCTTCGCTGATTGGCCAGCTAAAATGCACGTCACCCAACTGATAGCGTCCGAACGATTCCGCGGCTTCCTTGGTGCTTACCGATTGCCGGACGGCGTGTGTGATCGTTGTGCCGAGCGACGGGGCATTCCCGTATTCGTAGTAGTCGCCAACAATATCGGCCAACGGCAGGCCACCGGAAGAATCCGCCGCCAACACTTCGCCGCCGCTCGTATCCGCAATCGCAAAGCCCACCAAATCCGGCGGCGGTACGAGCCGCAGCGATACGAAATCATCGACGACTGCGACGAAATCCGTTGATGGATCAAAAACGAATGTCATATCATGCGACCGATGTTGTCCGCCGAAGTTCTATCCATCTAACACCATCACTACGAAAGGCGATTGTGCTAAATGCTCCTGTCGTGGTAGCTTGAGTGGCCGTCACCGGATGAAACGTGCTTGCGAACGTGGCCGTCACAGTCCCATTGCTAGCTTCCGTGATGATTTCGAGAAAATCGCCCTTGGTGCCAGCAGCCGATGGCGTGAACGTCACCGTCGCAGACGTGCTGTGATTAGCGGCAATGACGTGCGAACTTTTCGTTACGTCAATCGTCATTGTGCCCGAGAATGTGTCTGTGGGCTGGCCCGCGAGACTCAACTGTCCGTTGACCGCTACGCCTGCGGCAAGCGCGATGACTTCCTTCTGACTGGCGTTTACAATCGACGTGCAATTGACAAGCGATGCAGCATTGATGTCAAGAACCGGGAAATTCCCGCCCGCCGGCGCTCCTGTAAAGATACCGCTATTGCAAACGTAGAATCCAAACGCAGCACCGTCTATTACGGAAAAGAACAATGCTTGGTTGATGTCACTGAAGCTAGGGATACCGCCGGGAATAAATTGTGTGATCCCTTTAAGAGTCCCTGCTAGGGCGCCAATGTTCAAGATGCCGCCCGTATATGACTGGCCGCCGATGTTCGAGAATGAGAAATTGGGATAGAGGTCAACGCAAACGAGATTCACGCCATCGGGTGTATAGAAGCTCGTCGAGGCATAGTTGTTGTTCAGCAGAATCGTGTCGGAAATCTTATTGAAGACGAGCGTCATGCCGTCTTTAGTAACGCGGATAAGAAAACCAGTCGCCGAGCCTGTTACGGGATCAGCGATATTTCCAGACCCATCCCTAACCGTGTAAATTTTATTGAGTGTCAGAATCGCCGGATTGACCGTGACAGTGCGTTCTGACGACAGCGACGTATATGTGACAATATCATCAGAGGCCGACAAGGTATGGGCTACGTCGGCAACGGACGTAACAACACCAAATGTGGCTTGAAGCTCGGCGAACGTAATACTTCGATCATGCGGCCCGGCAGATTGCGAGACGTAGAACTTGTCACCCGCAACGATTGTTGCGTGAGTCAAGGGCGTCATCGCGTCTACGGTTACATCAGCCGGCATTATTGCCCCATGCACTCGGCAAGGTGAGACTTCGCAGCGTTGAGATGAGCCGTAGTGGCTTTATCGTGGCCGGCGTCGTTGTGGGCCATCGCCGCATTGACGTGGTGAGCGGCTGCCGCTACATGGTTTCCGGCATCACTGGCCGCCATCGCCTTGACGGCGCTGGCCATGCCTTCGCTCTGCGGTCCTTGGGAATGACTCACGGCCGCAGCGGTCTTGCTCGCTTCGTCGGGCGTCGCGGCATAAGCGGGTGTCGTGCCCTTATGCGGCCACGCTTCCAAGATTCGGTCGTATCGGCTCATATCAAAACGCCTCAGAATGGATTTCGAGCGGACCCCCGGCCAGGTCAATCGCTTCATTCAACCAGTTGAATTGGTTCCGCAACTCTGCTAGGTATTGCGTCCATTGCACCGTGCGGCCTTCGATTGTGTACGTTGGTTTGGGATTCGCTAGGACGTTCCCAATGAGCGTCACGAGCGCATCGCGTTGCGTCACGAGGCTGGTTTCGTTGAGGGCCATTTAGGCCACCTCCGCGAGTTCCGGCTCGCTCGGCTTCCACTGGCACTCTCGCGTTGTCCCGTCGATCGGCCCCATGTCATCCGGTTCATCCAGCCACGGCAATTCGTCGTGGCTCAAGTCACGGAGAATATCGCGGATACCCCAGCCGTTCGGCTTGCCGTCTGCGTCCACGATTCGCTTGACGACCCGCCGCATTTGCGCCGTCTTGTCCGCGATCGGCAGCGTATAGGCGTGCCAGAAGCAAGCTATCTCGCGATTGAACATCTTGGCCGTCAGGTCCATGACGGTCGTATGCTTTAACCCGTAGCGGGCGATGTTCCGCGAGAGCGTGTAATCGTCAAGAAGATGCTCGCGATCGATAACGCCGCTGCGGCTTTCGCTCACGGTGATTGTGATATTCTCGACAGCCTCTTCTAACGTGAGGTCATCCAGCGGCTTCCAGAGGTCGAGACACCAATCGGAGGCGATAGCCAGCCAGTTGCATGAGCCGATATTGCGGCCGTCACGGAGAAAATACTTATCGTACTTCCAGCGAACTGCGGCGAAGTCGCGACCGTTGTGGGCAACCGTGTCCTTGGGCAGATAGTTTGTGAAGTCGATGCACTCCGGGTGAACCATCGCATCAGCGTCTAGGAACATTGCCCAGGAGTCGCCATGCTCGCGAGCGAGGTCGTGAATCTGGATCTTCTCGTAGGGGATTGGAAAGCCCGGAAACTTTCTTTCGGTGATGATGTGAAAGGCGGCCCCGATCTTGCGCGCGTAGTGACGCATCAGTGGATACGTAATCTCCGTAACCGTTGGGGCAAAGTTGCCGATGTTCAGGGTGTAGATTGTTTTCGCGCCCATTAGAAATACGCCGTCACCACCACCAAGCCATTGCCGCCGGCCCCGCCTGCTCCCGAGTTCGATCCGGTGATACAAGCACCACCACCACCACCGCCGCCGCCGTTGATTCCGGCCCCGCCGATGCCTCCGCCGAGGTTGTTGCTGGCCCCGTTGTTCGACGAACCGCCGCCGCCGCCGCCACAGCCCTGCGTATTGGCCGAGAGCGTGTTGCCGATGATGCCAGGCGAGGCCGCGACCGTGCCGCTGACAGCCGCCGCACCGCCCACGCCGCCATTGGCACCGAGCGATTGATTGCCGCCGGCCCCGCCCGCAGTAAACGCCGGGCCAGTTGTGACGCCGCCGCCAGCGCCGCCGCCGGTCGTTGTCAATGTCGTGGTCGCAGCAATGCCGGCGTTTCCTGCCGCCCCTGCGGCGGTCGCGTTGCCGCCATTTCCGCCAGTCGAATTGCTTCCGTTGCCACCCACGCCGCCAGTTGCGCCAGCCGTGGCACCACCTGGACCGAGCTTGCCACCGATCGCTATGAGAGAACCGAAGCTGCTGTTAGCCCCATTGGCTCCGGCATTCCCGTTCCCGGTTGTATTTGCCGCAACACCACCAGCCCCGCCAGCGCCGACTACTACCGTGACGTTTCCGGACAAATCGCTACCGAAGAATTTAGCTGTGCTAACTCCGCCGCCGCCACCGCCGCATCCGCCTGACGAGGCTTGACCGGAGACATTGCACATTCCGGCCCCACCACCGCCGCCGCCGGCTACTACGAGCACGTCAAAGCTCTTGGCGTTAGCCGGTACGGTGTAATTTCCATTGGCGCTGAAAAGCTGCACGTTGGAGCTTGATCCGAACCCAGCCAATTCCGCACCGAGTACGTTATCGCCGAGCAGAATGTTGAGGGCGTTTTGCAATCTTGTAGAAGCCATAGAACTTATCCCTTGAGTGAGATGTCAACGCTGCCAGCCACGTCCACGACGATTTTGATACCGCGGCAGCCGAAACAGGCATCGGGGAACGGATAACACTTGCTGACGGCAACAGTCAGAACCACGGCCGCCCCAGTGTTATCCTGGAGCGCAAGATAGGTGTATTGATTCGCGGCCAGCGGCGGGTTGCCCAAGCGGCCGGGCTCATCAACGCCATTCCACGGAGCGCCGTAGAACGTCATCGAGGCCATCGTCAAGCCAGAGGGCAGAAAGATCGTCCCGCTCGCGGCATTCGCATACGGAATCTCAGCCGTCGTAGCGAGCGAGGTCGTTAGAGCGAACGACCCGATTGATTCGGACCAGCGGCGAATTCGCTGAAACATAGGGCGGCCATTCCCGCCCTTTAGTAGAGCGGCTCGATTTGCTTTGGATGTTCGCTGCCAGTGATCCCGTTGCGGTCGCAGAACTTCGCCCAAGCCTCGGTCTCGGACTTGGCCGTAATCTCGATTCCGTTATTGGCGATCGGCGTAGGGCATTGCAGCGTTACCCGATAGCCCCACGGAGTCTTAGCGCCGGGGGCCGGCGGATTCGGCAGTACGTTGCTAAGCGGCGCCGGTCGCTCCAGCGTGGCTGTCGCCGGAGCGACCGCTGTTCCGGACTGCGCCGTTTTCTGTTTGTTAGCTGGGTTGCCCATTACGCCTGACTCTGCACCGTGTAACGCGGATCAAGCGTGGCCGGCGAACCGCGCTCGGAAGCCTTGAACCGCACCACGATGTCCTGCGTGAATTCCGCTTCGCTGTTCTGCGGAGCCTGGACGACCGTGATCGGCCAGTTCTGGAAGTACGCGATATGCTTCTTGAGATTGGTCACGTACCAATTCGTATCAGCCGTGCCGGTGTTGGCCTTGAAAGCCTGCTGCCGCATGATCCGCGACGAGATGACCTTGTACTGGCCGGCCATCGCCAGCGGGTTCGCTTCCAACGGACTCGGACCGTCGGTCCAGGTCTGGGAAGTACCGGCGGCACTGATATTGACGCGGCGGACTTCGGTTGCCCGCGTGTTCTGCAAGGCCGTATGCCAGAGTGCCGGTGGCACGACGATCGTATCCGGTAGGATCGTGATGACCTCGCCGGTGTTCGGATCAAGCATTTGAGCGAGGAGCAATTCGGCTGCTTGGATGCTCGTCCAATCAGACAGACCGTTCGCCGTCTTGACGTTGACCCACGGCGATGTCGCTTGGTACGTGCCGTAGACCGTGCCCTTCCACTTGTAGCGGAATTTCGTTTCGTTCGCGTCGAGGAAGCAGTCCCAGAGCCGCTTCTCTTTTCGCAGCCCGAGGAAGTGACCGACCTCGCCGGCCCGTTGCAAGACGAGCTGCGTCCGGTCGAAGAAAATGGCTTCCTTCGTGACCGGCACGATCAAGCCTTCCTTCGTGGTAGCCGGCGTGTCGATGTAATCCTCGTTCAGCCCGACGGTCGGATACGGATGTCCTTCCGCGACCTCTTCGGCGTTGTCGCCGATGCCGCCGATGCCGGGGATACGCTCGCCGCTGAACTTCGTGTCGATCGTCTCGACTTCGTTGCTCAGCGTGAATTCGTCGGCCTGGTAGCCTTCCAAGACCTTGTTGATGACGAGCTGGCCGATGATGTTTGAGAACTGAGTTGTATCGACCGTGTCCATCGCCTCGGTCAACAGCCGTGACTGATTGCGCGGGTCGCACAGTTCGAGCAATTCTTGGCCGCCTTCGATCAAGTTGACGAACGCCTTTTGGATCGACACTTCCCGCGGGTCGATTTGCTTCGTGCGGAACGCTTCTACGAGGATTGAATTCAATTCCTCGATCTTGTCGTAATCGCGTCCGCAAGACTGGTATTGCCGGCGCAGGTCGCGGTAAAAACTTGGGCGATACATTGAAAGCGTCCTTTTGAGTTAGACCTGAAGCGCCGCCGGCGGCAAGCACTGCTGAAGGGCGAAGAGATCGGATACGACCAGCGTTTCCGCATTGGTGCCGTTGAGATTCTTGATCCCCGCGACCGCAGCCATCGCGACCGCGCCGGTGTAGGTGAATAGCACCCGATTCATAAAGGCGCCGTCGATTTGGAACGTCGCCTCCATCTGCGTCGAGTTCTGCGGCACCAGCGAGACCGTGTAGATGTGCTGGTTCGCATCGCTCGTCGCTTGCGGGACAACGCCGGTCGCCGCAACGCCGGGGAAGTTGTTGAGTGTCGTCAGGTCCGTATCGACTTGCGTTGTTCCGACCTGGACGACGGTATGCCAGTTCAGCGTGCCTTGCTTCTTATAGAAGTACGCGGCGCTGTTGGTTGTCGCGATCGGGGCGCCGGTCGTGTCAACGAGTAGCCCGGCAGGAGAAGCGGACGCCAGCCCGAATACAACGCCAGCCTTGTTTGTATTAGCCTCAGTCCACGACATTTGTCCTTCGACGACGACCGGCTGATTAGCCGCCATGATGAACAGCTTCAACGCCGAGAAGGCATAGGCTTCGTTGTTCACGGTCGTATCGGTAAACAGCGTCAGCTTGCCTCCGCCAGTCGCATTCGCCGCAATCGTAGCCGTTGGCGTGGAGCCAGTGAGCGTCGAGTTCAACGTGGTCGTTGCACCGAGCGTATAGGCTGACGAGAACCGCTCGTGGAAGCCGCGATTACGCGAGGCCAACCGCTCTCGCATGATGAGGCCGGAGTCAATCAGTTTCGAGGACATAGCAAACTCTTTGCGTTAGAGAATGGTGTTTAGCGCTTGGCGAGGCTGATTGACTCGACCAGTTCTTTGACGTTCTTCGCCGGACCCTTGCGATTGGCCGCATTGATGTCGAAGCCCTCTTGCATCGAGTCGTCACGTGACTTCGGCCGCTGAATCCGAAGCTGTTCGGCCAAGAGCAATTGCCGGTCGATGAGCTTCTTCTGCTTCGCCGTATCGGCGTTGGCGAGTTCCTCAATCAAAAGGTCATCGCACAACAGCGGTGGCAGATTTGCGGCCTCCAAGAGCTTGCGGGCCGAGTCCTTCCGCTTGAGCGCGTCGAGTTCGGCTTTGACCTTGGTGAATTCGGCTTGTTCAGTCACGGTTCGGGTTCCTTGTGCTTGTCGGCGGCGCAAATGCTCCGCCGCGTCTTCGCCGTCGTCCGCTTCGTCGCTGTCATCGCCGCCCAGAGCGTCGTCGAGTTGCTTGAGCGACTTCGCACGGGCCGCAAGCAGTTGCTTGACTTGCGCCGAAGTTTCCATCGGATCGGCTGTCTCGTCGCTCACGAGGGCGTTGATTTTGTCGTTGTAGGCTTTGCAAATCGCGGAGTGCGGATCGCCGCCATCGCCAGCGTCAAGCGGATCGTCTTCCTTGAGCGGCTTGGCGGGGGCAGGAGCGTCCATCGGCGTGGCCGGATGTTGCGGTGGAAAGTTGGAATCGGGCATACGTGCTGCGCTCCCTTGGCCGGAGTCGTACTCGAAAAGTGACTTCGTAGTGCCGGAATCTGCCACGATGTCAACGCTGGTAACGGCTGTGATTTCCTCGACGACGAGTAGATCGCCGTCCATCCTCGTTTTGGCCGAGACGTTATGAGAAAGCCCAACATTTTCGGGCGCGTGCTCGGCATCCCAGCAGAGCTGTTCGGCTAATGCGTGCTTCGGATTGAAGTGGAGGTCTCCGGACAGTCCGCCGTCGGAATCCACACGGACATTGACGATTTTGCCCATGCGATCGTCATAGTCACGTGGTTGCGTCGCCTGCCCTTTCGGATGGTTCTTATTGACCTTCGCGCCTTCATAGAGCGGCGCGGCCTTTCGGACGGCCTCGGGCAAGTATTCGCGGCCGTTAACCGAATGAAGTCCGAGAACTCGGACGTCAGGAATTATTCCTTTCTCGCGATCAACGATTAGTTTCTTGCCGCGATTGTCAACGGACTCAACGATCGTGACGAGCTTTGGCCCGGCTGGAGTTGCTGGCTTGCGTTGCTCTTGGAGTCGGTTGCGTTTGCGCTTCTGTCGCTGGAGAGCCGTTCCCATGCCTCTAAAAGAAGGCACGGCAAGCAATTAGCGAATAACAGAGTTCCAACCGTTGGAAAGAGCGGTTAGAATAGAGCCCATGATTCGATGCTACGAAATTGATCGCAGCGACTACACAGAGCCGGACGTTCGGCGGTTTATTGTCGAGTGCGATTCAGCATTGGCTATTCATGAGGCCATGCAGGCAATTCCAGTACATCCCGGATCGGCGATAGGTGAATACTGGGGCATTGAAGCTCATTCAATGCCGGACTCTCGTTCGTGGATAGTCCTATGTTGCATGAACACCAACTGGTTCGCCGAGACGATCCGCGTTTGGGTAGAGAGCAAGCCGATCAAATCAGGACTTCTGGATTATCCCCGCGGCTCAACTTCTTAGTCCGCCCGCATAACGGATTCGAGCATTTGAAAGAGGTAAGAGACTGGGCGCTATTCTGCGCAACCATTCTTTCTCCGCACTTGATGCAGAAGTAACGAATCAGATTAAATGCCGTCCGCCGCGGCTTCGTCTGCTGCTTGTGGAACTTGCGGAGCGGGTGATGCTTGTCGGCCATGCGGATCATTGAATCCCATCCGTGAAGAGTTAGACGCCTAGTTGAAATCCTACGTTGCGAACCTGCCGATATGCCTTCGCCCGCGTCTGAATCAGCGCATCGACGCTCGCCTTGCGGGCCTCACGCTGAGCGGCTGTCTCGGCTTGCAACTGTGCCACGCTCGCAAGGTTCCCGCTGTCACCGCTAAGAAAGTCCGTCCATTGCGGTTCGCGGTCCAGCATGTTCGATACGGCTCGATAGCGGTTGCCGCCAACGGCTAGGCGTCGCTCTTGCTCGCTGGCTTGTGAGAACCAGTCGGAGTACACAGAGGGATCGGGTATCTCTTCGTCGGCTGCGTTGGCGAAGTCGGCCGCTAGTTCGGGGTCGGTTTCAATCTCTTCCGGCGACCCGAGGACAGGAACCATTAGGCAACGGCAGTTAAATTCGTCGAGGGTATCCGGCAACGGTTCGCCTTCCGCAAAGACCTGCCCGTGGTGAATCGCGTGCCAAGGCCTGACGTTCATGTCCAAAGTGGCTTGATACATTTGCCCTGTCTGCAATTCCCCCAGCGACATAAAGCTGCGGTCTTGCGTGGCGAGATTCACGCGATGGGCCTCTGTGCGTGCGACACGGGCCGCGCTCGAGCTGGCGACTTGATAGGTGTCTTTGATATTCTTGGCCAGCGACTTCAGGTCTTGGCCTTGTGATAGTCCGGTCGCAATCGTGTTGGCGACTTGATCCGGGTCGGCAAACTGCTTCGACATGCGCTCGAGACGGGCCGGCCACGGAACCGACTGCTGGCCTCGAGCGCCTTGGCTGAAGATGATGTCCCGCAACGCCTGTTCGCTTGGCGGCGGGAATAGCACTTGGCTGGCAATCTCCTGCCATTCGTCGTCGGACATAACCGGGATGACCGGCTCGGGTTTCTTGTCTGGTTCCTCGTCCGGCGTGGCCTCTTTCAGCCGCGGCAACTGCGGCACGACCTTACGCCACCAGTGCGGCGGCACTACGTCCAACAGAATGTCTTTCGTCTCGGCCGCGCTCCACTTGTGCATGGCCAGCAAGCGGTTGTAGATCGTCCGAGCCACCTCCGGCCAGAATCCCTTGGCAATGGCTTTGATGCGGTGCAGCGTCAACGTATGGCCAATGTCGTCGAACGGCAGGGCATTGATAACCCGCTTGGCATATCGGGCCGCGACACGCTTGCACGCTTCGGCCGCCGCCTCTTGGTAGTCAATCGCGTCAATGCTCTTTTGGTGCAGCTTAGCGCGAAGGCGGTTGCTCACTGGATCGAGTTTGTGGGGCTTGGTGGGCATCAGCTTACAACCAACATCGGATCGCCAACGCGGCTAGGACAGAAACAATGATTGCCGACACGACGGCTCCCGCGAGAATTGCCGCACAAATCCAAAAGCTGTCGAAGAGAACTGACCGCATCGCTCACTCCATGATCTGCTGAACGTCGCCGGGATCTATTCGCTCACCGTCAACCCAATATGCCTTGACCGTCTCCGTATCAGCGACAGCGACCATCTTCCGCCACCACAGCTTGCACGCCTCGATGTCGTCGTCTGTTATCCAGGGGATGTTGGACTTGATCTCGACGTTCGTCGTGCCCAGCGAAAGCTGCCCCAAGATTCCGAACACGGCTGCAATGTCCTGCTGCGGGCCAGCTTCCGGCGTACCGTTCAACAGCACGTGGCGCATCGGTCCGACGAGGATCGGCAAGCCGCCGAACACTTGCGGGTTGGATTTCAGACGGTTCAATAGTTCCGACTCGCGAGGCGTCATTTCTTGCCTTTCTTCGCCTGCCGCTGAGTGTTGAGCGCGATAGCGACGGCCTGCTTTTGAGGCTTGCCAGCGGCAACTTCTGCCTTCACGTTCTTCGATACAGAGGCGTTCGATTTACCGTGGCTGAGTGGCATCGTTCATGGTCCTTTCAAGAAATGGCCTGGAGCGTTGTCCGGCTTAAGTCATCGGGAAGTTCTACCGGCAGCCCGGCCTTGTGCCGCTTGTTCGGCCGGTCCACAACCTCATCGGCGTGCAGGTCGAGCATGTTCCGCATCGGCACGTTATCTTCCGGCGATTGCGGCGTGCCGGGCGTCTGCTGCCCGCCAGGACTGACAGCCTGTCCGTTCGTCGCGGCTTGCGGTTCAACACCATCTGCGTAAGGTAGGTCGAATTCCGGCCGGCCACCGAAGCGGTCGAAGTGGTCCTCGACGTTGGCTTGCTCTTGCTGGTAGTCGAGGTCTTCCTTAGTGCTCCACGTTTGCGTGGATAGCACGCCAGCCGCATTGAGGATTTGATTCGCCTGAGTCTCTTGCAGGCGGTCTCTGGCCGTGATACGCGGCTTGCCGACGATGATCTCGATGCTCTTGAGCGCCTCCGGCGGGAACGGCGGATTGACGCGGCCAGCGTGCCAAGCCAAGGCAGCGTAAAGGATCGGCAAGTCGGACTCTTCCGTCTCTGATTGCCAGCGCTCGAAGCTACGCACGGACGGCCCTTCGGCAACCATCGTGCTCGAATAGTTTGCATTGCTCGCGTCCGCGCTCACCATGAACTCGGGCATATTGATCCGAGCGGCAATCGTCCGTAGCTCGGCTTGTAGCACGTCTACGAAAGCCGGGGCGTCGATCGTATCGCGGAAACCGCTGATGTCCATGTTAGCCCGCTTGTCGATAATCGTGGCGGGTCTGAACCGCTGGAAGTTACGCGTAATGCCGGTCGTCTGCGGCGTGTACTGAACGTCCGATAGACTCGACTTGAAGCCGGCAATCTGTCCGCTTGTGGTACCGCTGGCGTGCGAGCGAATGAACGCAATCGAGGCTTGCGTCTGAGCCACGAGGCCCATGTTCTTGAGCAGGTTTTCAGCCCGGCGCAGGTTGTAGCGGATCGGGTAAAACGTCGGGATGCCGCGACGGACGTTCAGATAGACATTCCGCTTGCGGTGGTCGACGTCGTTCGGGTTCACCGGCTGGCCGTCGATCCAAAAGGCGATGATTGTCTGGGCATCTTCCAAGTCCACCTGCACACCCCAAGCATGAGTTGCAACCGTGTGGCTCGAAGGCGTCGCCAGTTGCCACGGCTCGACGAACCGGACTTCCAGGCCGTTGTTCGTGTTGAAGAACCGGCGGATACATTCGCCGTCCATGTTCTGCCGCTTCTCGCAGTCGGCTTGCTGCTTGCCCCACTTGACGTTCTTTGTCCATTCGTCGAGACACTGTTGAATCCGAGCGACGATAGCCGGCGGAATCTGTTCGCCGTCTTTAGCCGCGACCTGATAGGTATGCTGCGAACCGACGATGTAGTTGACGAGGTTTTCCAGGATGCAGTGGCACCACGGATTTTCTTTGCACAGCGTCCGCGACAGGTTGCGGGCCATGCGTAATTCCATCTCATTGCGGAAGCCCAATAGCCCCAGGAACGGCTCGCTTGCCCCATACATGGCCGATGCGATTTGATCCCACAGTTCGCCATTCTCGCCGCGGTAGGCGTCGTAGGGGTCCACGAGCGAATCGAAGTAGTCCAAGCCTTCCAAGACGCGCTGGCGGTCTGGAAAATCGCCCTCAGATTCGATAAGCGATTTCATACCCTTAACGAACTGCTTATCGCCGTAGAACGGGCCGGCGACGGCTTGTGTCTGCATCCGTAGCTGGGCCTCGGTGATTTGGTACTCAAGCTGAGCTTGGGCCAAGTTGAGGCGATGCTGCCGTTCGGCGAATTCGCGGCGTTGTTTGCGGGCTGCCCACCATCCCATACTGCCTCCAAGTCATATCCCGGCCGCAATAAACGGTTGTGGTCGGTTCCTGATATTTTGTCGGTATAACGCCAAGTCAAATGCACACATCAAAGCTGTTCGAGCTTCTAACCATCGACGACTCGGGCCCATGAGGGAATTCAACCGGCCGCGAACGCTTAGAAACTCAATCCGGGCTGCCTCAATCGCATCGTCATCGTTAGCGAGATTGAAAGCCTCCATACCCTCGTAAATAAGCCGATCCAAGTCGCTCATCGGTACTCCAGCGGCACTTGCGGCACGCGGCCCTGTGGCTCGAATCCATCGCCCACTTCCTGCATGAGCCGAATCGCTTGCTCTAAAGCGTCCGGGCCGTCGTCGTGCGTCCCAAGCGGGAATTCTTTGAGCTGTTGCACGAGCAACTGCGTCTCCGGATCATCGTGGAAGTGAATCAGCCGCTCTTTCAACCACGGCGCCAATCTCCATATCCGAATCTCTTTGCGAATCCCGCACGTCGAGAGACCGCCGAACCGTTCAGGGAATGGAATCTCGCCACGTTGCATCTTCTCCTCAAGCAGAGGCACGAGCAGCTCTTGATAGAAATCCGACTCGATGCTGATTGCTGTTGGATCAAAGTCCAGCATGTGTTGAATGGCGTCGTCCAGGATTCGCGGGGTTGGTCGGCGTTTGATGTCCGCCTGGACGTATAAATGCCCATCTTCGCCGGCACCGAGTCGAATGAAGGCCGAGTAGTCGGATCGGTCGGTTCTCCCCAAGCTGGGATCAAGCGACACGACACGCGGAGACGTATGCGGCCAGTCGTCAAACCAAAAGCCGTCGCAATCAAAGTAGGTTGATGGGAAAGCCGCCATGCCCTGCCCAATCGGCTCTTGCTGGTATAGGCAACTCCACCAGTAGCCTTCGGCCGACCGCTTCACTTCGGCGAAGTCATCCGACCAGCGTTCGGGCCACAACACTGCGCCGGGCTTCCTTCCAAGCTGGTCGCCGATCTTCGCCTCGAACGGCAGCGTAATGACGCGGGCTTGCGGGTAGAGCTTTTTCAGCCGAGCCGTAATATCGTCTTGATGCCAGCGATGCATGATCGAAATGAACCATGCCCCCGGCTCAAGGCGACGCAGACCGCTCGATTGAATCCATTCCCAGAGGCTATCGCGTTCCAACTGACTGAACGCATTTTTGTGGTCTTTAATCGGATCGTCGAGAATCAGGCCGTTGAGCCGCTTGCCCATAATTGGGCCGCCGATACCAACGGCGTGCATCCCGCCGCGGCGGACGGCGATATTCCACCGCTTGGCCGCCGATGAGTCATCGCGGATTCCCACGCCGAACATGCCGCCGAATTCCGTCAAGCAGTCCCTTGCGCTGCGGCCATATTTTGCCGCCTGGTCCGCTTCGTGACTCACATAGGCGATTGTGTGATCCGGGAACGTGCCCAGATACCACGAGGGAAACCAGCGGCCAATCATTTCGCTCTTTCCGGTTCCCGGCGGCATTTCGATGATGAGCTGACGACACGAACCGGCCGCCACGTCCAAGACTGCCTCGTTGACGTAATCGAGGTGTCGCGTCCGCTTCCACCAGCCGCCGCTCGCATATTCAGCGAACTCAGCCGGTGAGGCCGTTTGTCTCAGAATGTCCGTTGCCGTTGCTACCATTCGCCAGGTGTTTCCGCTCCTGCAATAACTCCAATCGAGCGACCGAGGCCGCCGCGATGACTTCCGGTGAAGCCGTCAGATTGTGATCGACGCTGCCGCTATGCTCGAACCGCTCGCGATACGTTTCCGGCATCGCGCCTTTCATTAGGAAGATCAGCAGCGTATCGCTAAATTCCTTCATCGCCCCGCATTTCTTGCCCTGGTAGTAAATCGTTTTCGTACAGCCCTCGACGGCCCGGCGCCGAGCTTCTTCCACGAGTACGTCGCAGGCTTCTTTGTGGGCTTGCTCGAATCGGGCTGGATATTCGGGATCGACACGCATCCATTGATAGTGGGAATTGCGATCGCATTTCGCCATGACTGCCGCTCGCGTAATAACGCCGCAACGCGCATACGCTTTGAGGAAAGCCGCCTTTTTACCGTGCCCATTATTGTTTACTTTGGCGATCATCGTTATTTCGCCGCTTTGGCCTTCGCTGGAGCAGCGTCCGGCCAACTCTTTGTCAGTGAGCCATCTGCGGGATTTGATCCCCAGCAGTTCGCCCAGTTACATTTGACGGCTTGCTGCACGTAGGGAAATTCAAGATTCAAGTCCCAGCACATCGTCGGATCGGCTCCATTCGGATTAACAGTACAACGAAGGTTGTAGAGCGAGATCACGGCGCGGCCAGCCGCATCCCCGCCGCCGCCACGGTCTACGATCCCACATGCTCGCGGAGTGTAACTGGGATATTCCGACTTCTTGCCCTTGATGTTGATTTCGCAATCGTACAGCCGTAGCGGGCCGCCTCTGGCGATACAACCGAATACTCCGCCATTGGTCTGGTTGCTTGTCTCACCACGGCTTTTCGACAGTGAAGCGTCGCCGAAGATTCGACAACGATGCAAAGTGATGTCCTGCCCGTTACCTGAATTCTCTGCTGCGATCCCTACCCTTCCGGTCGTGATGTCGCAATCGTCGAGCATCCACACGTTTCCTGGAGACCAGCAGTAGCAGCACCAATCACGGCACCAGAGATTGCATCGCCTAATCGTGGCCGTGAAAGGACCGGCCGGAACGCCGAACGCGCCGTTGTCGAAGCCGACACAACGTCCATCCTCAGAGTCGTACCAGCAGTCATTCTTGAGCGTCAAATCTTCGACGACGGTATTTTGCAAGGCGAAGCTCGTTCCGAACGTGTCAGAGATGATCGAACTCGTCAGAGTCGTGTTCTCGCGCCCCATGCCGCGTACTGTCACCTTGTCCGGCAAGATGACGTGCCCTTCCTTGTTCGGCCCGAAGTCGAACGTGCCGAGTCCGATCAGAAGCAGGTCGCCGGGCTTCGCCAATGAAAACGCCGACCGCAGAGCGTTTGCCTTTTGCGGAGCCGTTCGATCGGCGCCAACAAACCGAGCGACCATCACGCCTTCGTGGTAGAGTTTTGCGTCGAAGATCGGCTCGGCTGGCTGGACGGTCGGAGGCAGCGGAGCCGGGTACGGAGGCGGCTGCTGCGCTGTCGCGACATTGGCCGCTAAGAGAATCAGGATTGCGAGTAAGCGTTTCATTGATTTAGTCTCTACGATTGGTCCGGTCGTTTAAGCATGAAGGATTGTTCTTGGCTCACATCGAGTAGCTCGTGGGATCGCAAGGCATCGATCAAGTCTCCCCACTTGCACTCATCGTATTTCTCCTTGGCCGATTTATTGAAAGCCTCAACTACGGCTTCGATCCACTGTTCGGATTTCATGGTTGGTCCTTATTAAAGCATCAGTGACGAACCGCCGCCAGTTGCGGCCGGATCGGCGTGCTGAAATGCGCCCATGTCGCGATTGTTCGTGCCGGTTGCGTTCGGATAACTCGCTGGTACGCCGACACCGCGGATCAATGCCCCTTGGTTAGCCGTGCTGTTCAGCGTGAAGTCACCACCGGCTGCGTTCGTGAACGGCGAGCCAGCAGTGACGAGGATGTCCAGCGGATTGAGATAAGGCGACACGCCGTTAATGACGTTCGTACCTCCAGCGTCATCCATGAAATGCCGAGTTCCGGTCGTGTTGTTGTAGTAGGCGTTGCCGTCCCACTCAACGTCAGAGGGTATGCCCGCGGCACTGGAAAAATTACAGCCGTAACCGACATTCGAGGCCAGAATGTTGTTGGTAATTAACGCCGCCGCGTTCGCACGACCACTAGCAGAGCGAATGCCGTCACGGCCGCTGCCGTAAATGGTATTCCCGCTGACAATGTAGCTGCCCGCTGTGCCTGAGGTTCCGATGTTGATTCCGTCAGACGAAGCGCCTGTATTGTTGGTGATGAGATTGTTGAGGATGTTGAGTTGAGCAGTCGTGACGATTCCAGGGCACGCATTATCGTGGATGTTGCACCCGTAGATATACTGCGAAGTGATCGTGACATTGATCGCTGCCGTCGCAGCCGAAGTGCATCCCGTGACTTCGCACTTATAGACCGTGCAAGCGCCAGTCGTCACGCACGCTATTCCGGCTGTGGTTGCGTTCTTGGCTACGCAATTTATTGCGCGATTCTCGTTTCCGGCGAGACTGATTCCTGTTGACGTGCCCAGCGTATTGCAGTCAACAATGAAGTTTTCGACAGACAGACCGGCTCCTGTCAGTGACAGTCCGGTAAGGCCGGTATTCGTCGAGAGTTGAATCGTGACCTTGCCGTTATCCGTTCTCGCAGAAGTGTACCCGATGAGTCGCGTGAAAGGCACTCCAGGAGCGACGGCGGTTCCGACGGAAAAGGTTATCGTTGCCGTTTTAACAATCGTCGCTTCGGCTTTTACAAAGATTTTATTCGAGGAGACGTAGATCGAAGCGGCCTGCGCGATCGTTTGGAGTGCCCCGCCCATCTTGCCAACGAAATCGGTAGACGTGCCGCTCGATACGGCGTTTCCGTTGAGTGTCCAGGTTCCGTTATTTGCGGCGACCGACACCGCTGTAATTTGATACCAGCCTGGAGCCACGTTGGTTCCGGTAGCGAGATGCACGAAGTTTCCCACTTCTGTTGCGACAGTGGCATGGGTGCTGCCGGTGAATGTGATGACGTTTGTTGTTACGGAAGTCGTAATCGTTGAGTTATCGAGAACAACCTGCGCCGCGTTTTGCTGGCTGTAGTCGATCCCGTCATAGAGGTCATAGGTGCCGCTATGGCCGGTTGCCGCTGCAATGCTCGTGACTGGAGAACGATCAAGAATTGCGTTTGTTCCGTCGCACGTAATGACCTGATATAGTCCGACAATCCAGCCGGTTCCGGCCGTGACCATCAGGAATTTCATCTGATCGCCAGTGACGAATAAGTGCGTAGCCGAGACACTGAGTGCATTCGAGGCATTGATCGTGAGATTGGCGGCGGCCGTGACGGTCTTTGTGCCAACCGCTGGCGTGAACGCACCACCATTCAAATCGCTTCCGGAGGTTGGCCTCACCTCCCACACAGTACCCGCTGGAAATGACGCCATAGTTCACCTAAGCGAGTTGAACGAACTTGCTGCCGTTGTATTGAATCTTCGTCACACCATCGACCACAGGAATATCCGACACCCACGTATTCCAAGTCGCGTCGGCTTTCAGATACCAGTTGCTCGCCGTGGTGACGAACGTAACCGTGAAGTTTGTCGGGAAGTTCGCGAGGTCGGCGGAACGAATTATGGCGAGTGCGTGAGTCCCACCCGGCGTTGCATTCGAGTTGATCCAGCATTGATCGGAGTTCACGTAATCTGTGATGTCGTAAATGTCTCCGCCGGGTCGTGAAAACGAGTCGAACTTCTGGGCTGTTCTCTTGCCGCCTCGATTCGTGTTCGTCCACAAGGCACGATTAGGATTCGTGCCGCCGTCGCGACCGCCGAGTCCGTTGATCGTTGATCCGTCGATCGTGAAGGTTCCCCATGCAGCCAGCCCCGCAGGAACCTGAGAACCTGATCCTCCAACGCTACATGCGTGGCTCGCATCGCCCTGAACCGTATTGTTCGACAAGGCACAGTTATGCACTGGCCAAATTCCCTCGATGATTAGCAGAGCGCCAGTCGCTTGGGTGCAGGAATACTGATTGTTGCTGATCGTCCAATCGTTCCAGCCGGCGGGCATATCGCCATACAAGCCAAGACGACTAACGAACATCGCGTAGTAGGTATCTACAAAGATATTGCTGTCAATCAACAACGTGTTGCACGCTTCGCTAACGTAGAGTCCTGGTCCACCACACTTGAACGTGTTTCGCTGGACAGTCCACGTCGATCCGACTCGCCCCTGAATGACTGCGCCATAATGGTCGTTAATGGTATTGAGAGGCGAGGGATCAATCTGGATGATGCAGTCTTGAATGACGCTCACCTGTCCGCTATAGCTTTGGTTCTCGAAACCGTTATAGCAACGGTCGTTTACACCTGGGCCTCCAATTGTGTTGTTGGCACATGTCATTCCGGCGGACATCGAAACGGCATCGGCGTTCGTGCCGTGGAGCGTACAGTTTATGATCGCGGCTGTCCCGATCAGGTTGCCACCGGAATAGAGTATCTCGCCTCTCCAGTTGAAGCAGTCGCAGTTATGGATAAGCGTGTTATCTATCAGATGCGTCCCATTGAGATTGATACATTTATGGTACAAATCCCAACCGTCGCCATTAAGGACGTTTCCATAGCCTCCACCAGCCCCACCGCCTGACCCAGAATTTCCAGTCGTAGTACACTGACCGTCGAGCTTCAGGCTACGGAACTGAACGCCTGAAACAGCAGCCGGGTGCGAATCGACGAAAAACAAGATACCACGAGCAGTTCTACCGTAGCCACTGCCAGTTACAACCCAGTTGGCCGCCGGATCAAGCAGCCCTGTAGTACATCCCTTAATGATCGTGTTTGTCGGGCCGTCACCGATGAATATTAGGTCACTATGGTTGACCATGAATACTGGGCCGAACGGTGGAAATGTGAGTTGCACGCCAGACCCAGCCGAAGAGAACGTAATCGGGCTGGTATTAGCGAGAGCGTTGGCGTTCGTCGTGTAGAGGTTGAACGTGCCTGCGCCAGTGTTGATGTTGCCAACGTAGTACCAGTTGCCTACGCCGGTCGAGACATTGACGCCACTGACCTGCGGCAACGTGCCAGTGTTGACGAAGTAGACAGATTGGCCCTTGGCACTCCCACCGCTATTATCGGAATTTGCAAACCCTGTAGCTGCTGACGAGCCAGTAACGGTCGTGCCGGAGATCGTGACGTTGTACGGTCCTTTTTGTGCTCCTGTACCTTGTGCGTCACCAGTATCTCCTGCTTGTGGACAACATTTATATGTTCCAGTTGGCAAATAGATTATTCCGCTGCCGTTCGCCTTGGCCGCAGCAATCGCATTGCGGATCGGAACCGTATCGTCAGTAACACCATCACCAACTGCCGAGTATCCAGTCTTGACGTTGTAGACCGTCTTGGTCGTATCCAGTGCGAACTGGCTGGCGAACTGCGTCGGCAGCAAGGACGAGTCATCGAACGTCGTCGAAGAAGCTTGAATCGTAAACGTCACTGAACCGTTGCTGCCGACGACCGTAATCGCCAGCGTCCCGGCAGCGGTAAGTTGAGCCGCGAGAATCTTCGCCGTGAAGGACGTAGAGCCGATGAAGCTGACTTGGGTAAGCGAAGTCGCGTTGGCCTTGGCAACCTCTGGATTACTAAAGCCCGTGCCGGTGATCGTAATTGTCGTATCGCCAGCACCAGCGACAACACTCGTCGGCGAGATTGACGTAACAGTAGAGGCGGCCGTGATCGTGAATACGACGCTGGCACTTGATCTATTCGTATTCGCAACCCATATAACCGCCGTGCCAGCGCTCGCTAGCGAAGCAGTGGGAATAACCGCCGTGAGAGATGTATAGCTGACGTGAGTTGTCGCCAGTGCTCCGCCGTTGTAGTAAACAACTGCGCCAGAATCGAAGTAGTTCCCCGTGAGCGTGATCGTCGTATCAGTAGCGCCAGCCGCAACCGACGACGGGCTGATGCTCGTCAGTAACGGCACCGAGGGCCGTTGCGAAACTCGCGCAGAGGATAGGAGAGCGGTGGGCATGGTTAGGTCGTTGACATGTCTCCGACGGCCCACCACCTATTCACGTCAGTCTTTTTGACGGTGAGGGGGATATTATTCCAGTTTGTATAAGTCGATTTGCCGACCTTCATCACTTGATTGTCCGCTGAGACACCGCCGATACTGCTACCAATTTTGGTCGTCGCTCCTGTCGTCGCCGCAATCGAGAAGCGATGAGCAGTATTGAGCGTTCCTACCATAATTGCCGCGCCGCCGACCTGAAAGTTGACGTTGGCATCTGTGTCAATCAAAAGCTGTCGATCAGCGGTTTGTCCTGATGGGAACAAGAGCATCCGCCCGGCATCTGCAAGCGTGAGCGTGTAGTCCGCGTCGGTTAGAATCTTGACCCCCGGTATCAGCAGATTCCCGAACGTCGTCCAGTTCGTACCATCGAAGCAGTATGCCCCACCAAACCCTGACCGCTGATTGCAAATGAGGCTCGCCGCGGCTCCATTGATCGACTCGCCCCCGTTGGGAGTCAGCTTGAACGTGTTGGCGTCCCATGTTGAGTTGAGATCAAGGAATGAAACCGAGATGCCCAGAGCGGGAGTCGGTAGTTTCGCTTCAACTGTGCCCGCGCTTGTATTGATAGGTACAACTGTTCCCGCAACCGTTGTCAGCGGAGTGCCAACCGGAGAAGTGCCGTGCGTCAACGTCGTGCCTTGGGCCAGCGAGCCGAGTAACTGAGCCGCTTGCAAGAACTCGGCAACTGTAATCAAGCAATCGCCCGCAGCCAACGGCACGATTAACGGGTCCGTCGTGAGCAGGCTCGTATGGTCTCGGACCCCGGCAATACCGCTGAGCTTTAAGACGGCCATTGTTAGCTTTCTTGGACGTAGAAGGTCGTACCGTCTTCGGCAACGTAGAACGTAGTGTTGTCTTCGGCGACGTAGCTTTTGCCGCTAGGAGCACCGCCGCTGCCGCTCTTGCGAGGGCACAAAAACGTGTTGGACATCATCGCGAACATGGTCGTTCCTGCTGTATCCTCTCCGGCGAGCGCAACGAAAAAGCCACGTAACTGCGTGACCAGTCACGTGGCCTAATTGCGCTGGTTTCACCCGCGGGGATCAGCCGCGAATGTCGCCGGTCGAGTTGTATGTTTTAATGGGCAGCGCCGAGTTGCCCCGGCGCTGCCGTGCGAAGAACCTCCTGCACCGACAACTTTACGGGCGAACGACCGAAGGACCGTGATTCACAGCCAAGCCGCCGGGGCCACTGGTCGTGATATTGAGCGGATCGTCAATCGTGAACGGCCCGAAACTTGAATCGCTCCAAGTCGCCGTGAAGCTGACCACGACAGGCGTCGCTGGATCGGTCGGAGCAAGCAGGTGCTCGATCGCCGTCAATCCGACGATCGTATCAACTGTTGCCTTGGTCGGATCGGCCGAAACGGCGGTCAACGTCACGTTCGCCAATACGGCTGGATCGGTGATAGCGACTCCAGCCATATCGACGACGACGACCGTAACGGGATCGTCCACATTGTCAGGAAGTGCCAAGAGGAAATCGGATGCCTTACCGGCCTTTTGGCCCGAGGCCCGCGCCTTCATTGCACTTGCCTTGACGGTTTTTACTGTTGCCATAACAAGATTCCTTTGCAAAAGAAAACAACCCGCGTGGCGAAGTGCCGCGCGGAACAAACTGCCGAATCGTCTCTTCTCCTATTGGGTGCGCTCTGTTGGTGTTCCGTGTTCGATCTGTATTCCTGCGACGGTCCCGCCGCCCTCCGCAGCCAGGATCAAATTGTCAATCTGCTTGAGTTCGTCGATCCGGGCTTGCACGTCGGCAGGTGCGTCTGTGTTGGCAAGCTGAGCTTCAAGCGCGACAATCTTAGCTCGAAGCGTTTGGATCGTGCCGCAGTCGTCGCGAATCTTGACGATGAGGTCTTTTAGTTGCTGCATTTCTGTAGTCACAAATTGCCTCAATTCGCTGAATTGGTCGCCGAGTAAATGTTGGTTGTTCGTCTCGATGGCCTGATTGTTCTGAACCTTGCCCAAGCGGTGGTAGATCGCTTCGAGCCACTCTCGGGCTGTGTGTTCTTCGCCCATGTCATTCGACTGACATCATTTCTCTATGAAGGTCGGATGTCCGTTCGCCAGCGTTGTATCGAACAGCGAGTGGATCAAAAACCATTCGTAGGGCAAAGGTCGTATTAACTCCGGGCGCTCCCTCAAGCTCTTGATACATCTCGCGAACCTCATCGAAGTGATCCTTTGCTTTGCCCCAATCCAAGTCGTCAATCATCGGATACTCTCTCATCGAGTTTGCAAGGCGTTGATGGTTTCTTGAAGCTTTCGACTCCACTCCCGCTCTTTTTGGATGACGGATATTAAATCCTGTTTGTCGGGATTGTCATGGAGGATTGCCGCCGCTTCCGAATCTTTTCGGAGCATCCCGATCCGTTCGAGCAACCAGGAATACTTATACTCGTAGGTAGCGTTCGATAGATCAAAGCCGGTAGCTTTTACGAGGTTGTCTAAGCCATCGGCGGAAAGGAACGTCACAATCATTTTTGCTACGGTCCAAACTGTACGACGTTGACGCCCGCGAAACTCAGCAGCACGCCGATGCAAATGAGAACCGCACAGACCATGAGGATCACCATCGCAATCTTCTTGAACGGTTCCGGTGGGTTGATGTAATTCACGAGGAAGTACAACAGCCAGAAGATCAGCCCGGCAACGATCAGATAGACCATCAACTGGACGACTCCAGACAGGGAAATGAGTCCGAATAATGCTCGACGCAATAACATAACCGCCGCCTTTCTAATGCCTCAAAATCACAAACAACAACCCCACGCCTTCGATCACTACTAAAGCCAAAGTCGCCAACAGAGCAAACACAACGAGGTTATTTGCCTTGCCGCCATCTATTGTCCTGGCTATTCCCTCCGTCCGACTAAGCACATTCTGAATCGTGCCAATCATCGCGCCTTGCGCATCGACCAGTTCACGAATCTGTGTAAATCGCGTGTCAGCCTCGTTCCGAGTCAGCAATGTTTTCTGTTGGTCGTCCAACGCGGAGCGGAATTCATTGCTTCGGACGTTGTATTCCTTCTGGGCGTCCTCGGCTTTCTGCACAGCTTTTTCAGACGAATCGAAGGAAATCTTGACGGCTTTTTCTTGGGCGTCGAACTTCTCCTTGTATCGCAAATCGCGTTCGGTTCCAACCGCTTCCAGCTTTCCGATACGCTCCATTTGGAAGCGTTCGCGCTCATCCATTAAATCGAAGAGGGTGCCGACGGTATGACCGCACGATACTCGTGGCGAGGGGTTGTCATCCATCGGCCTGCTCTTTGCCTCTGTTCCATTTTTCCTGCGCCGCTTTGAGCACGTCGTAAACCGTCTCTAGCGTTTTGCCGTTGTGAATTTTCCCCTCGATCGCCCATTCGTGCCGAGTGCCTTCCATCAAGTTGCACTCGACTAGATTGTTATCGTTGGGGTCGGTCATCAGGGAAAACTCGCGATCATCTCCACGGCGGCGCCACTCGTTTAAATCCATGACCGCCCGCCCGACTTCGATGAGAAACGCTTCGTTAAGCGTGCTAACGTCCATAACCGCCTCCGTACAAAACTGGCGTTCGACTGAAGGCCCACCGCGATCAGTCGAACGCCTCCTTGGCCAATCTTCTCCGTCATCCTTTACCGCGCGTCTTGCGCGGCCCGGTTTATCGCTGCTGTGACGTTTTCTTTTCGGCACACAAATCACGCATCGCCCGAGTCAGCGAAGTCTCTTCGTGCTTGTGGAAAGTTCCCAAGACGCTTGTATGGTGTTGGCTTGGTGCCATCCGTTCATAGACGATGATCCTGTCTCCACGCTCGATAATACAATCGTCGCAAATCGAGATTTCGTAATGCGGTTCATAGGGACTTGAATCCATCGTCCGGCTTCCCCAGTTCCCGCTTGTGTGCCAACAAACGGCGTTATCCGGCGGATCGCTGAACTCCATTGGCGACTCGCCTTTCTCGAACGACGAGAACAGTTCCTTGTTACAGGCGAAGCAAGTTCGTCGCACCCGCGAATGTTCGTCGCTCATCATCTGCTCCTCAAAAAGCGCGTGCCGGTTTATCAAAGCATCGGCCACCAGACCACCCGACGGGATAATCGGCGGCCGATGCGCTTCGCAAGCCACAAGCTCGGAACGCGATTCATCAAATTCGTTCGACCCTTGTAATTGGGTAAAGAGTCGCCAATTCTTTACGATCAATTTCTGGGAAGTTTTCTGGTTGTGATATGCCGAGATCGCCGATTCTGATTTCTTCGGACGGAATAAACTGAGGCCACGCGCAGTCTCGAATAATTGATACATTCTCTCCCTCTGCAATCATCGCGCACTTTTTCCCGCTCCAGTAGCGAATCATGGTCTCTCCTTAAAAGCCGGCCGCCGACCGACCCAGTAGCCGGCGACCGGCCCAACGGAAGGCCGTCCGTGGGGGAGGAACGGCAGACACTTACAAACAACGCAGCCGCATTCGGCTCCTGACCGTGACGGCTTGGCTGACAACCGCTTGCTGCTGGACTACAGCAACTTGCTGCTGTGCCGGAACCAGCACGACCGATTCCTTGAGCGCCTTTCGCTCCTCGCGAGCGAGACGGAATCGCTCAAAGAATCCCAGCTTGCGAGCTTCGACGGTCGCCAATCCCACGGCTTCAGTCGCAACCGCCTCCGTCTGAACGCCCTGGACGGCCATAGGCGCCGCCGGAGGGCCAGTGAAGGACTGAGGCGGTTCCGGCGGAGCAACGACGCTCTGAGCAATGGCCGGAGCCTGGACAACCGCTTGCTGTTGAACTACGGCCTGTTGCTGCACAACCGCTGGCGCACAGGCGACAGTCGCCGGTTGAAAGGCCTGAACGAACATCGGCTGCATGACGGTCACGAGCCTCTGAACGACCATCGGCTGCACGACGGTCATCGTGACCGCATGGGCACAAACAGCCGTAGCCGCTGGAGCGACCGCAACCGCTGCCTTGCTACCGCAATTACAAGCGTCAGACGTGCCGGCCGTCAGAATCGCGACGGCTGCGATGAGAGCGCCGCAGTGGCCGCCCCCGTGATGGCGACGACCGAAGATCGTCGCTAGAACATGCTTGTACATAGAAACTCCTTTCAATGATTTACAGTGTGGTTACTGTGTTCTAACTAGCGGCTCTGGCCGCACTTGCCCGAGGCACATTGCCCCTGAGTCTGATTCAGCGCCTGATTCAGGCTGGCCGAGTTATTCGGCTGCGGGACGCGGTTCAACGCCGTGCGAACCTGATTCGTCGCGGCCGTCTGCTGTCCCTTCTCGATCTTGTCCAGCCGCGAACTGAACGCCTCGCTGCGCATGTTGAGCGTAACGATCGTGTCATTCAGGGCCTTCAACTGCGCCAGAATCGCGGCGTCGGTTGCCTCGCTGGCCTTGGCGGACGACGGAACGATCAACAAAGACGCGAGCAACAATCCATAAACGATCCTCTTCATAACCCGTACTCCTTACCTCGATGCTTTCAGTAAGCCGGAAACAATCTCATTCAGACCCGATCCCACGCCGGCCAAATCGTGGAAGCGGAAGTCATTCTTTGTCAGTAGATTCAACGCATTGCGAAACTCTACGCACGCTTCCATCTCAGGGCCAGCGCGACCGTCGGGGTAAAGCCCCAACGCAGCGTCAGCCTGCCCGTCTACGAAGCGTCCGAGTTCGTCAACCGATCTAATGCCATTCGTGCGAATCAACGTCTCAGCGGCTTTGTAGGCCCCTGCCAAGGCTGCCAAGTCGCCTTTGCGGTTCGGGCTTTTAATCAGGTTGGCGTTCCGGCTAATCCATTTGACATAATCCGTCGGCCCGAATTCAGTACTGCGGACAGTTGCAACCTGTCTCGATGATGCCGAACCGGCCACCCCTTCTCCGACTGTCACCTGCCGCACAACGCGATCCAGGCCGCCGGTAGGGCTACTGGCCGTAACGCGAACTGTCCACGTCCCCTCGTCCGGCACGCTGAACACAAAATCCTTGCCGTCATCGCTTTGATACACGTCATCGACCGGGATCGCCGGCTCGATGTCCACAAGCATTTTCTGGACGTTCATGGATTGCGAGCAGCGAACTACGATGATCTTTCCGAGCGGGCGACTTGTCGGCGCTTCGACGCGAATGACCGGATCAACCGGCTGAGCGACTGATGCGGGCCCTGGAAAAAACTTAACTGGCTGCTGTGGCTTGTCCGGTCCCGGCGGCGGTCCCTTATCCTCCACGGGTGCTGGCGGCGGTGTCGCCTGAGCAACATGTTCGATGGGCGGTCTCGCAGCCGCGCTTTTCAATTCATCAGTAATAGCCGTGAGCGTGCTGCCGAGACCGCCGATCTTTTCCGCGAGTTCCTTGGTGGGGATTTCAATCGTAATTGGCTGCGGCTTGACGACTGGCTTCGCCGGCACCATTACGGACGCTTCCTTGGGATACGGAGTCGGGCCAGCCGCAAGCACAATCGCCGTGGTACAAACCAGCCCAATCCCGCAGATGATTAGGACGGTACGTCCCCGCCGACGAACCGGCGCAGGCAGAGCGAAGCGGCCCTGCCATTGCCGGTAGCAATCGTCAATCGTGTTAAGCCGGTCTGCGGTCATTACGGGCTGGAACTCGTTACGCCTTGCGGTGCGCAATTGAGGAGCGCCGTGAGTTTGCGGCACCCCTCGGTAATCTCTGTCTCTGTGGCCGTGAGTTCTTCCTGCTGCGAAGTGTGCTTTTTGTTCAATTCCCGCACTCGCTGGGCTTGCTTCTCCATGTTGTCGCGGTGCGTGTCGTACAATGATAAAATGCCGTCAACTTTTGGAACTGCCATTGTCTGGGTCTCCTGACAAAAGGATTGGGTTATCGCTGCCTCCGTTGTCCCTGGTTCCGTTGCTGCCCCCTTGCTTGTCTCTGTTCTCCTGGAAAATCGTTCGGCAAACTGACTTCCGCCAGCGTCGGAGCCACATACGACTCAAACGCCGTTGAAAGGAACGTGACGAGCGCCTTTTTGTCGTCGTCCGACAAGTTAAGCCGCCTCAGTTCGCTCCCTTGCGGCGGGTTATCGAGCAGGTCCACAACGCCATCTAGGTCGCGTGCCTGCCCGGCATGGAAGAACGGCCCACGCTTGCCGATGTCCCGCAAGGTAGGTGTCGCGAACTTGAAATTGTCTTCACGGCGATTCGTGATTGCTCCCCGGCCTCTGTCAAGCTGGCCGTTACGATCTTGCGTCCGTCCGAGTACGACGTGGAATTCGTGGTCGCTGAGCGACGGCCCGAAATGGCATTGCGTGCATTTCCCGCTGCCGAAAAAGATTTCCCGGCCGCGATTCTGCTCCGCGTTGAATACCCAATGTTCGCCTTTCTCGTAGCGGTCGATCGGCGCTTCGCCGTGGACAATCGTGCGTTCAATCATGGCGATAGCTCGGATGCCGTCCTGGACGTTCACGCCGCGGCCGAAAGCACGTTCGAAGGCCCCCTGGTAGCCTTGGCTCTGGGCGATGCGATTGAACGCCTGTTGCAACGTCTGCTGGCCCATCTCCTTCGCGGCGACGATCGGCTGCGTAGCCTGTCCTTCGAGGAACCTTGCCCGGCCGTCCCAAAAGATGTCCGGCTTGAATACGGCGTCCTCCATCGTCATTGACGTTCGCGTGCCGACTTGTCGATTGACGCCGGTTGAAGCCGCGAAACCGTCGGTAAAGGCGCGGCCCGGATCGTGACAACTGATGCACGACTTCTCGCCGGTCGTGCTTAAGTGCTTCTCGTGAATCAGCATGTTGCCCAGCGCCAGTTGCTCCGGCGTCGGGTTAGCGTCAATGTCGGCGGTTTGGACTTCCTGCCCACGAACGAACGTGGCGAGTCCAAGGCCAAGCATGAACGCCAGCGCAAAGATGAGCAGAAGCGAAAGCACATCGTTCATGGCTCGATAGATGCGATGGCTCATAGCCCTACCTCCCGATCGAAATACGAACGCCCGGCCGCTCGTAAAAGTACGATCTGCCGCTATAGAACGCTCGCGGCGCAACCCACGCACTACCGTTGTGAACGACCCATGCGCCGTTCGATTGATACCACCAGTGAGAGTCGTAATACTGGTAGCCTTGCGGCACGACCAGCGGTTGCACAATCGCCGGAGCTTGCTCGACAACTGCGGGTTGTTCAACGGCATCCTCTTGAACCAAAAGCGGCGGCGCAAACTCAACGACTCCCGGCTGGTAGGCAACCCAAGCGGCTCCGTCGTAGTAGGACCAGGCATTGCCCAAGGACAGATTCCACCAACGCGCGCCATCCCAGCGCATCCGAGCGCGGCCAATATCGCCCGGTCGGATCGCGGAATGAGAGAATTCTCGACTCGATTCCCGAATCACTTCGCTACTCGACTTGTGAGGGACTTCGCGTGTCGATTCTCGGGATAATTCAGGGCGAAAGTGCGGTTCGACATGGGGTGGTCCGGCCGGCGCTAGGTGTGGCTGCTCCGGCGTGACAGGACCGGGAAGCGCATGGACCGCTGGGCCGGGTTGCACAACATGACCTTGCGGCGGAATGGTGGATTGTCCGCCGTGCGGCGCATCAGCCGCTATAAGCGTCATCGAGGCCATCGTGACAACCAGCAATAGGGCAAAGTTTCTCATCGGTGAATCTCCTCCGTTACAGGGTTTTCTCAAACGCCAGCAGTTGATCGACCAGGGGCGTTACTTTCCAGCAGGCCGTTTATCGAGTCCCTTTTCCTTGAGCAGTGCCGCCAAGTCGTCAGCATGGAGGCAGTCGCACAGGCAAGCCCCGGTGACACCGGCCGAAGTCGTCGGGGCGATGCTGCCATTACAAAGGTCGTTGCCGGGCTTCGCATCGTGCAAAATACCGACTGCGGTAATCATTGGTTCACCCCAAGCCATGAGTTGAACTACTTTGTCGCCATTCTTGGCCTCGCGGCCGTTTCGATAGTGCATATCAGATTCCTATAGGTTTTGGATTTTTCGCCCGCAATACTGCGCGGTTTTCAAAGTCTTCGATAGTTCCATTCCATTTCGTAATGCCAAGCGCCGGACCATCGCGATCCTCATATGCTAATTTCACCCGGAGTCGTTTTGCTTCTCGGATTGACATAGCCGAATAGATTACGCAATCATCCTCTGGAATGTCCTCAACAACGAAATATTTGTACTTCTTGGTCATAGCAATGGCCCTCTATGACGCGCATCGTCGGCGAGCCGCGCCTGTTCAAGCCGTCTTTGTCTGTCAGCTTCCGTGTCTTCCGAAAAGCCCTCAAGAATCCGAATCGCCGCCGCGAGCCGCGCACCGGCTAATGCAATCTCTTCTGGTGTCGGATCGCGGTCTTTCTTGCACGTACACCACGCATCGCCATGTAATGGGCAGCCGTTCATAACGTCTTCTCAAACGCGATCAATTGCTCAACCAGCGACATTTCGCTGGGCGGGATTGCGTTCCCCTTGGTAGACCAGAGAGCCATTCTGGCCGACTTGGCGAACGCGACTGCCGACTGCCAATCAGCCGCAGACCATGAGTTCGTATCGAATGGTTCGCCAATCGTGCAAATCTTTGTCCAGTACGGAGACTGCTGCATGGCGTTTAAGACCGCTTTGTCGGCCTGCATGTCCCACGAGTCGGCTTTGCCCCAACTATCCATGCGCTGCCAGCATCCAGCAGCCATTGCTGCGTTGAGATAGCCAGTAGTTCCCCATTCGTAATCCACCACGGCTTGCGTGACCGCAATTGAATTAGGGAAATACCTTTGCGTTTCACCAATAAGCCACTTCATAGTCGAGATTGTCGGCAGCGGTGGGGGTGCGGGCATCCCGTAATTCGACCACTCGCCGTACGGTCCCCACCAGCCGATGTCTACCGTCGCCGTTTGCGTTGCGTATCTGCTTCCAAGAGATTTCAGCAACAAATCCAGGTCGGCTTGTACGGCGGACAAATTGAGGTCGGGCTGCCATGTTTTAACGCCTTGAAAAGTGACCCAGTTTCCGCCGAGCGAGACAAGCCCAATTGGGCCAGTATTCCCATCCTCGAATGGCATTATGCGGAAGTTGAACTTCTGGCCAGCCTTAACCGCCGCATTGTAGTCGGCATCCATCGCGCCGAATTGAAATACTCCCGGCGCACTCTCAACGGTATTCCAATCGTACCTGTAGTAAGCCTGCGTCGAATGCAATCCCGCGTTCGCGTCCGCTCCAGCTTGATAGAACGTCTGATAGCCCATGGGCTTAGCGCCAATCGTCACGGGCGGCACCACAGGCGGCGAGACGATCGGCGGCGGCACAACCGGAGGCGGCTGTGGAATCGGCGGGTGCGGGTGATGGTGGTGGTGTGAGAGCATCAATCTGCTTTCGAGCGTTTCGTAGGCGAGTTTCATTCGGCCGCTTCGTAAGTCGCCTCGAAAATATCCGGCTTACACGGATAGACTTCGCCTTTGACGCCAGTAATTACCCAATCATTCGGACTGACGATCATTTTGCCTTCAAGTGTGGTGATGGCTGGCCACAATCGAAAATCTTGACCGCCGCAGAATGACCATTCAACACCACTCGGAAGCACCGGTTTCTCGGCCTCGATATAGATTGTTTCCGGGCCGCAGTATTGCTCGGCCTCGACTACGATTGGTTTTTTTCGGAACTTCATCGCTTCAAATCCTCGCCGAACTGTTCCGCTCCCGGCTTATGCGCCGCCATCCACACGAGCGGCAGGAACGTAATCGCCTGCCACAGCTTCAGCACGATCCAGTCAAGTAGGGCAAATGGTCCCATCATACAACTACCGTCGTTCGCGGCTTCCTAATTCCGCACGCCAGACATTTGCGAGTTTTGATCCGGCCGCCACATGATGGGCAACGCCAAATTCCTACGAGTGCAAACTCCCCGTTCCTCGTCGTATGTCCGTCTTGTTTCAACGGTTCCCCTCGGTCGATCCGCTGGACAGTTCCGCGCCCTAGATGGCATCGCCGCGCCACTTCCCGCTGAGTCATACCGCGAGCCAGTAGACGTTTCGCTTCGACTTCTATTTCGGGGTCGGTCACGGAAATTCAACCGTAGTACGGCGCTGAATGAAATTCTTTCGAGAAGTTGAATTCGATCGTCTGAGCATCGTTTCCCTGCGGTCGGAACTTAATTCGCTTTGCGGTTCCGTCTGGATACCTTTCGATCTCTTCGATGCGAGGACATATTCCGACGTGATACGCTCCGCAGTAGCCGCATTGCGGTGGTCCGTAGTCGTTCGTACTCACGGTTAAACGCTCCCCAGCACCCTCACCGCGCAAACCACGACAAACGCAATCAAGCCGACTGCCAGCGACCAGAGAACCACGTCCATGATTAGTTCGCCGATATGCCCGCTCATCATTGGTCTCCCTTACCCATCACAACCAGCAAGACGACATATAGGAATGGAAACACGAATAGGAGTAAAACTGGCCCAACCACGCAACCGATCGCAAAAGTAGCCCAGTCCCAAGTCATCAGCCTGAGCCTCCACGCTCCTTGCTTTTGTGGTGCGAGCGTTTCGGCGGCTCGTACTTCGCCAGCAGCCGCGCTGTTTCCGATTGTGAGCTCGCCGCGATGTCGTGGTCCTTCGACGCAGCATCTTTAACCTGAGCGATCAGCTCATGGGCCTGCTGAGTCTCGGCTGTGAGTTCGTCGCGCTGCTTTTCCAGGTCGAGGATTCGCTCCTGAGCCGACTTGAGTTCGCTACTCGAATCGCTTGCGAGAAGAGTTCCCGCCACGTAGGCCAGCACACCGCCAAGGACAGCACCGATAAAAAATGCAGCAAGAGGGTCCATGAGTCACCTAGTCCCTGCCAAAAATGAGATAAGCCGCGATCACATATGCTCCAACAGTGCAGAGGATTCCCGCCGTAAGACCGATTGCAAAGCTGGCCCAATCCCAAGTCACGTGGTCGGCTCCGAAGCGATAATGTTATCCGTCAAGAGCGCGTAATAGCCGTTGGTCCAATGCTCGATGCGACTCTCTTTTTTCAAGTCATCCGCGTATTTCTTGCGGGCACTCACGCGGAGATTGGCTTGGAATTGTGCGACGGTCAGGGTGGGAGGCGGCGGTGGTGGTGGAGGAGGAGGCGGATCAATTACAATTGCCCCGCCGAGCGCCTTGAGCATCTCGAGCGGTCGCGGAGATCCACGGCCCGTGCACAGGTCCGGACCCGGCTTCGCGCTGTAGCCGCCGTTATCCCCGCGAACGATGTCCTCAAAGCACGTCGCCGGCATCATCTTTAGCAGCGGATTGAGATAGCCGATATTGTGCGGCAACTCTTCCGACAGGGCGCAAATCATGCCGGCCATCCAAGGCGCAGCGGCAGACGTACCGCCTATATCGAGGTGCTGGCCCTGCACGACGATTGTTCCGCACGTCGCCGGAGCCGAGTTCGCCGCCAAGTCCGGTACGCAGCGGCCGCCCGTCGCCGGGTAGTCGCTCTGCCAAGGCGGCTGCGGAGTCTCAACTTGTGAGAATCCGCCACCGCCGGCCCCGCCGCCAGGATCGTTCCAAACGACTTCGCCGACATCGCTCAGGTTCGTTCCGCCCATGCCAAGCACATAGGGCGAAGCCGCCGGGAAGTCCACGACGTTCGAGCCGGTTCCGTCTGTCGAACCGCCATCGCCGCTTGCCGCAGTAAACGTCACGCCGAGCGTGGCCGCGCCCTTGGCCGTCGAATCAAACGTGCTGGCCGATTGGGACCAGTTGTTCTCTGGCGACCCCCACGACGTTGACATGGCCGCCATGTTTGCTAGGTGAGCCGCGAAAGAGCAGCCGCCGACATAACCGGCGTCGGTATTCGGCGTGAAAATGACGTGGATAGTCTGTGCCTTCCCTGTGCGTGCGTAGTACGCCCCAGCCTGCTGGATGATGTCCAGCATCAACTCCACATCGGCGTCGTTTCCAGGGGCATTGGTGGCCCCGAGGACAGATTCGTCGATGATCGTCGGAACCGGGATTGCGTTGAGCTGGCAGCTTGCGGCAACATCGCTGGCCGTATAGCCGCCGCCGAGACAGAGGATCGAGCCGTGACAGGTCCGGTAGATTCCTGCGGGGCGCGTCGTGACGCCGTAGAGCTTAGCCGTAGCGACTGGCCCGAGCGGCTTCATTGCGTGCGGTTCAACCCCTTCGGCTCTGATACCGGCTCCGGCGTGCTTGTGTCGCCTGCGAAAGTGCGGCTGCGCAAACGGCGCCGACTCCCATCCCAGCGTCTTCACGATGCCCAAGTGCGGCATCGGATCGGCTGCTCGTGCGAGGAAGCGATGCTCACCCTGGGGCGTCGGGCGCTGTTCGACCTCGGCGCCAAAGGCCGCTTCGAGCTGGTCGATCGTGCCTGAGACGTTGACGATCCGCTGGACGGGATGAACGCCTTCGACGGTAAGGCCCTTGGCAGCGGCCATTTGCTTGATGTTCTCGATGTCCGCTGGGTCGGCAGAATGCTGAGCGGCGAACGTCTCCGCGTCCATTGGCGGCGCGCCGGCGACCGGCGGCGCGATTGGCGTCATCGGCTTTAGAAACAGCGAGACGGTAATCGTCTGAGTCTTATCGAGCGGCATCGCAACTCCATTTATTCGGCGGCCTTCGTGTTGAACTCGATTTGCAGGGCGCCGGATTTCGTTTCCTGAGTCACGGCGATGCTCATTACCTCTTTGCCGTCCGCATAAAGTTCTGGATCTTCCGTGGAGAACGGCGGCGCGTAATGCTTCAGAACCTCAACAAATTCGCTCATCTTCATGGCGTCTTTCCTCCCGCGAGCTTTTGTAGCGCTTCCATGATCTCGGCCATCTGCCGCTTGAGCAGCTCAACGTCAACCTGAAGCTGTGCAATCGCTTCGTCGGTTCGCGATTGCCAGATGTCGTCTGGGGTTTGTGCCACCACAACCTCCAGGGTTAGGGTGTCGGAACCGGATTCAGGAAGCCGCCCAGCAGCTTTTGCAATAGTCCCGCGATGATCGGGCCGAAAGTAGGATTCGAGAGCAAACCGCCAAACAACCCGAACAGCGTCTTGAGAATCGTTCCGTCGCCGAACACCTTCGCTTCGGCCGTGCCGTGCGATTTCAGAGCTGCGGCGAGCTGGTCAATCGCTAGGGCTTCCGGCGAGCCGGCCGCGTGGGCGATGGCTGGCGGAGGCGTCTGGCCCAAGGCGGCGAGTAGGGTGTTGAACGCCGCGATCAGGGCTTGAATGAATGCGAGGATTGCCGGGGCCTTGCCGATGTTGGCGAGCAGAGTTTGGAGGATTTGCAACAAGGTCATCTTTGGTTCTCCTGTGCGAGACGTGTTAGGTTGGAAAGTTCAGATATGCGAATTCGCCGAACAATTCAGCAGCCGCTCCGTCGTAAGCCACGGCAGCTTCTTCTTCGGTCAGGTGAGTTCCGAGGCGGCGGTGTTTTCCATTCAGGGTGATTATTGCTGTCCAAGGTCGATTTACGTTCTCGCTCCTCATTACGCCTTTGAACCACGAAGCACGTCCTTTTTGTGGTCTTTTGTTGAATAGATTTTGTGCGTGAGTCGCCAGCCTTAAATTGGTTCGTCGATTGTTGAGACCGTCGTGATCTCGATGGTCAATCTCCATGCCATCTGGTGCCGACAGGATTAGTCGGTGCATCAGCAACATGCCTTCTTTTCCGAGATTCGACCCAGCATAAAAACTTCTCCTTCGCCCCCTCGTGTGCACAATCGTCATCCATCGGTACGGCTCGACTATCGACAGGTCGGCCGCGTCGATTGTTGCGTACATCCCGCGACTAAGCTCAACTTGGACAGCATTCGATTCATCCGTTAAAATCTCGGCAGCCATGATTTCTCCTTCTCAGGAATCGTGGTTAGACCCGGCCGCTTCAACGACCGGGTTGTTTTGTCTCCATTTCAAAATTCGAAAATCCGCGCTCAGAGTCAGGGAACGACTCTAAACGCGGATTTCCGCGACGGCAGAGAACGCCGATTCAGGTTGTTGGTTGCGACCGCCAGCCCCATGAGAGGCCAGGAACCTAGGATCGGTCGCAAATGCCAGCGGCAGGAGTCGAACCTGCGGAGGTCGGCTTATGAGACCGACTGGAAACCGTTTCTCACTGGTCCTGGCGGGTCCGGGTTTCCCCTACCCGCTTCTAAGAAAAATGGTGACTCGCAAATCGGTTCAAGGGAATGTCTGACTGCCCTTGAACCTACGCCGCACCGCTCGATTTGTCAATATCTTCGCGGTCATTCGGGGGTCGATACGCCTTCGCCTTCATCACCCGCAACTGGCTCCCATCCTTGGACCGCAGCATAATCTTCACCTGCCCACGCCTTCCGTGAAACACCGTCACAGCCAGCGCAATCCCGTCAATCTCGACATCTCGCGTCTCGCCAAGGCGGAAAGTCGCTGTGATTTGGTGCATCCGTGCGTGCGTCCCTTCCGTCCTTTGCGTGTTCGTCAGTCGAGAGAGACGCCAGCATCGCGGGCGGCTTGCTGCAACTGATCTGAGAATGCCGCCCATGATTCCTCATCGCAAAACTCTTTACGTGCGCTCTTATATGCTGACACGATTGCCGCAAGCAGCTTCGCGTCCTTCGCCTCGGCGGCGCGGCGCTCGCGAAGTTCCGCAAGCGCGATGCAAGTATCCGCTCTTGTTCCGTAAGAGTCTCTGTCAAGTGCTGGATTTAGGGCCGCATACTTCTTTTGTAGTTCCGCCAGCCGTTCGTCACTCACCTTCATGGCCTCTCCTCCTGCGGTTGTGCGTCGGCCAGCAGCCGCTCGGCTTTCATGCTTGCCGCTTGTGCGTAACGGTCTATCTTGCGCATAAGCCATTTAACCGAATCGAAAATCACGAGAGCAACTATGATAGGCTCGATGTCATGTATCGTCATGGCTTCTCCTTGGTTTGTGGTGCGGCCAGCAGCCGCTCGGCGATCTCAAAACATGGATGATCGGTTGCATAATGTTCTAGCATATACCGACGAATCTCTTTCACGCCTTCGGTCAACGCCTCGATCCGCTCCTTCGAGGCTGCCATTTGTTGCTTGAGGAATATCAGCGCGTGCCGGGCCGAATGTCGCGGGTGTCCGTATCGGTGCGCTAACTCGAACATCCCGTTAATGATCGCGTTGGCTTTGCCAGGTTCGAGACCTTCCTTGAAACATTCGTTCTCTTTCCGCAGCCGCTCCAACTCGGCCGCGATCTCGTCGCCCGCGTCGTCGGCGGTCGCGGCCTTACAGCGGCGTACCGTGCCAGCGTCGATATGCAGAACATGCCCATCACGAAGCTCGTCGGCGGGCATCGGCAATAATCGCAATTCAGCATCTCTCGCCGCCACAGCCGCACGAAGTCGCTCGATCTCTCGCCGATAACCGTCGTCGGCTTGCTCATTCCATTTAGCCGCCTTCGCATTGGATTCGTGCATCTCCTCGATCCGCTCACGCAGCCGCTCGTTGTCGGCCTGGAGTCGCGTGGCTTCTTCCCACCAGCCTGATATGTTCTTACCGTGCAGCACACCCATAGGTCCGAGTTGTTCCGCCGCGAGTTGCTGCTTGAGTTCGGCGTTCTCTTTCGCCAATCCGCCAATTGTCGAAGGCAACACGTCCCAGTCTAGATCTCGGCTCTTATCTCCCAATAGCGGTTTGAGTCGTTTGATAATTTCGGCATACAGACCGTTGCCTGCGTTCTGGGCTTCTCTTACTTCTTGTTCGCCGCGCCGCTTTTCCGCCGCGAGTTGTCGCCGTGCCTCGTCCCGCTGGCGTTCGGCTTGCTCGGCACGTCGATAGTATTCGTTGAGCATTAAGCCCAGCTTCGCACCCACACGGCGCATCGCCTTACTGGCCTCAACGTCCTCATTGAGTTCAGCAATGATCGTGCTGAGTTTCACGACTTGCTTCGTCTCGCCCTCGCTGGGCGGCTCGGTTGCCATCTCTTGCATCACCTTTTGCCCAGCAGCACAAAGCGCCTCGGCATTTGGCAAGACTACAGAAACTATCTTCTGCGGCTCGGCTGCCGCTCTCACCCCGTCCTCAATGTCGCACGAGTCATCTGGACAGATTATGCCGTCAGCCTTAGCTGCTTGACAGGCTACCGCACAGTTCGGCTCGGCTGCCGCTCGCTCGCGGTCGAGACACGCGACGTGAGCCTGCTCCCCGAAATTAACACCAGTCGAAAGATATAAGGTTGTTCGACCGCATATCCGACACACTCCGCGCTGGCGCGCCTCCTCGACGCTGAGCGGCTGGGGCGCGGCGGGCGGCTCGGTGATCCCATGCACGGCTTCCATAACCGCGTCGATCTTTCGCACCGCCGGCTGCTCCTGCCGCTCGGAGAGCTGCTTTTCGCACGCTGGGCAAATTCCTTCTTCGTTCAGCGACTCATAAATCCAGTTCCCACATCTCTTACAAGGCTTATGCGATGTGGTCTCCTGCCGCTCGGCTGCGGGTGGCTCGGCTTTACAAACAACACCATCGCCAGTGATGGCCGTGCCAGCCTGCCAGTGCTGTTGAAAATCTTTGAGCCAGGGTAGCATCTCGACGAGTTCATTGAGTTCGTTGATTGCGGACTTGTCGGGCTGGGTCATGCTCGTTTTCCTTTCGGTCGGTCCTCAAAGCCCGTGCTGCTTAATGCCTTTGAGATACAACACCGCTTGAATCTGCTCGATAACCGACATGGGCCATTTCTTCAAGTCCGTCGCGCTATAGCGAAGAACCGCCCAGCCCGCTTCGGTTGCCGCATTGTACTTTTCCAAGTCCGCTTGATAGCCTTTGCCCCGCGTGTGACGGCCGCGTGAGTGAATCGCGCCTTCAATCTCGACGGCAACCCGGCACCGAGTCCATGCGAAGTCGAATCGCCATTTCCTTGTCTTGTGGAATGTAAACTCCCGTACTGGTATCGGCCAGTTCTTAGTCATGCGCTTCCAAAGCTGCTCGAAGTCGCTCTCCAGATCGGGCTGTTCTGCCTTAGCCTTAAATGAACCGGGCAGTTCAAGCACTTTTCTTGACTCTCTCATTCTTTATTCCATGTCTTTCTCGCCGCAATCAAACCCACATTGCTCCTGCTAATTCCGAATTCGCGGGCCAATCTTAGAAGAGATTCTCCATTCAATGATCGCCTACGAATCTCGCTGACGATCTCCCAGGTGATTTTTGCATTAGGGTGTCTTGCGCCTCGCAACATCGTTCCGTGTTGCTCTTTGTCCGAATGATTTCCAGAGCGAGTATCCCACCGTAAGTTCTCAAGGCGGTTGTTCTGGCGGTCGCCATCGTTGTGACACGCCTCGAATCCATTCGGACATGGGCCGACAAACGCTTCGAGCACCAGACGATGTATGGCGCAATTAGTCCGCTCCATTCCCCTTATCTTTAGGCACTTGTACCCATGGGAAATGTACGTTCGCATCGGCTTCCAGTAATTTCTGAAACCAAATCGTCCAAGACGCGAAGTCGCAAGGCATGTCAGGACTTCTCCGGTATTGCTGACCGCATAGCCCGGATGTCCACCGACGTTCCTGAAAACGATGCCATTCTGTTCAGGTGGGAGCAGGGGCAACGTGTCGCTAGAATAGCGCTTAGTCATGACGGACCTCCTAGGGTTCGTTGTGATTAGAACCGGCCGGAGGGTAACAGCCTTCGCGCCGGTTCGTTTAATTCTAGCAGGTTGGCCGCACAATTGAAACATCGCGTCACCCATTCCGTGGCCGCTTCGGTCGTCCTGTCTGAGTCATGGCTTGGGTTCCTCGCGTGGCTTGGTCTGTTCCCGCTCGGCTAAGAGTTCCAGGATCATCGCGCCGAGCTTGTGCGCAACGAAATCCTTCGGAAAGCACGACTGTCCACGCTCCGCAGCTCTTCTCATCTCCTCAATCCGCTCGTCGCTCAGCATGGTCGCTCCTCCGATTCCATGATTCTACGACCGATCCATTCGGCTATCTGGGGCACGACGCTGTTTCCACAGACTCGATAGCGGTCCAGTTGATCGGGTATCCCATGAGCCATTCGTAGAAATTCGCTGTCGGGAGCATATCTAACTCGATTCGGAACTGAAGAACAATGTTGTTGCTTGCCGGGCCAGAACCGTGACCGTTTCTCCTGTTTCGTGCCTGTTGCTTTAAATGCGCTGCGGTCGAAAACTTCATGCGTTTCTCGTCCGTCGCCTGCGCGGTGGGCCACAATGAAAAGCCTTTCTCTGATGTGCGGCGCGCCAAACGCCTGCGCCGGTAAAGTGTCCCATTCCGCATCGTACCCGCTTTCGGAAAGATCGCTGAGAACTCGTCCAAGCCCTCGAAAAGTGATCGCTGCGACGTTTTCCACGACTGCGAATCTCGGTCGAAGTAGGCGAATGATTTTTGCAAACTCGAACCATAACCCGCTTCGCTCACCATCGAGGCCGACTCCGGAGCTGTTTTGTGAGCTAATGTCTTGGCAGGGGAATCCTCCGCAGATGAGATCGACTCCCCAGTCGCCCTCTGGCGGGAAGGTTCGCACGTCATCCCATCGTCGGACGTTGGGCCAGTGTTTTGCGAGCACTCGTCTTGCATAGTCGTCAATCTCCACCTGCCACGCGCAGGTCATGCCCGCACGCTCGAAACCTAAATCGAAGCCGCCAATTCCCGCGAACAAACTCCCGAAGGTCATCGTCTCCCTCACTTCGCCAGTGCCAGTCGGCTAATCAAACACGCAACTCGCGCACGGGTCGAACGGATATTCAGTCGGCCTTCCCCAGTAGTTGTCGATCCGCTCGGCCATCGCAATCGCGCGGTCGTAGTATCGGCCGAAGTGTCGCTTGACGTTCCTGATTTGTTCCAACGTCATGTTCTTGCATGGCAGGCAGTTGTTATGCGTGAACAGTCGCTTTCCGTTCTCGTCCTTGATGTCGTAGATCGGCGGATGCCAGCCGATTTCCCGGTCAACGATTCTAAAGCACTCCTCTTCGCTCATCGCGGCAATCGGAAAGCAGACGACATGCTTCGCTAACCGCTTGGTGCGAATGATTCTCTTGCGCTCGTGACGCACGAACCCGATGATGTCCATTGTGCCGCCGTGGGCCTCGGTCCATTTATCCATCGGCAACGTCTTAAGGTGCCGCGTGCATGGGCTGACGGTCGGGTGAGGAATGAAGTTCTCTTCCTCGAAGAAATCCACGACGCTCGCACGGTGCATCCCGAACTCGACGGTGGGGAATTTCATTCTGGCATAGCGGACGCAATCAAACACGAATCGCGCGGTTCCCGGGCTGTGTTCGCGTAGATGGGCGTAGTACAGTAACAGAGTTTTCGGACGCTTCGCCTCATCGTGCTCGGTCGCCAAGTAACAGAGCAGCGCGGCGCTATTGATCCCGCCCGAAAGGCCGAGTCTCGGCCTTTCGGTGCTGAAATCATCGGTCATGCTATCGAAGCTGCGTTGCATCTCCATTTCACTTCGCCAGTGCCAGCTCCGCCGCCGGCGCCGTGGTGGACGAGACGGGGAGAGTGACTTTGTGGGACTCTTGCAGGGCGCGGATGGTTTCGACCCAAACTTGCTGACTCAGCTCAGGCTCTATACTGCTGAATCCCATTTCGACCCAATCATCAAAGTCAATCCCACGATCTTTGACGTGTCCGCAATAGGTTCCAAAAACCTGCCCGATAACGCAATCGGTTGAACTGAACAAGTTGAAAGTTTTCAGGTCGATCATTTCAACCCATCCCGGCTTCACGTCGTTCATGTACGCCACACCTCGATCCACGCGCTCTTGCAACTCGGCTCGGCTAATCATGTTCTCCTCCGGGGGTTAGGGGTAATCAAATCCAGGCAGCCAATAGTCGCCTCTGGGCGGCGCTAACGGTTCCGGTAGCCAGGAGGCATTGCACCGCGTTAAATGCTCCCAGTTGACGTGTGCCGCGTCCCAACGCCATTTGGCCCATAAGACCTTGTTCAAGTTGCCAGGCACCTCATCATGGCATCCTCGGCCTCTCCAGGCCATGCACAGCGGCATGACGCACGAGCGACAGTCGCAACGTCGGAAGCCGTGGCCAATATGGTGAATCTGAATGTAGATGTTCTTGTCGATACGTTCATCCCGGCCGCAGGCGAAGCAAACATGCCATTCATTGTGAAGCGCGTTGAAGAACTTGGCTCTGCGACCGGCGTTCAAGTGTTCTCGCTCAGCCGTCGGCCATTCTGATACGCGCGACGGCAGCAGCAGCCGGGTATAGGCGAAGCTGCGGCCCGTGCCATCTACGAGTTCGGCGGTGGTGGTGCTCATTGATGGCCTACGCAGTAGGCGCACCATGCGATATGCACGGCTGATGGCATTCGATAACGGGTCGTCCAAAAGTTTCTCTCGATTACGTCATAGGCTTCAATCAGGCCACGTCGCAGCAGCACGCGAAGCGTTGCGGGATGATGTCCGCCGTCCTGATTGCAGGCGATGCAACCTAGAACGTATTGTTGCTTCTCGTTCAGCTTATCGAAGTTCATGCAACGGCCCTTAATTCTGAGTTGAGCGAGTTCGTTATCGAGCAGTTCCGCTGCGGCTGTGCGTGTCATGGCAAATTTCCTACGTATTCAAAGTCTGCGCGCTTCACGAGCACGCTTGGGGCAAAAGACCGCTTGATGTCGTAGCCCATCGCCTCCAGGATTCGCAGCGGTCGACGCAGGCCAAACTGCGAGTATGGCCCACGTCGAACGCCACGCTGCGGCGTGAAGTCTTGCTTTTCCATGTCCCACGTCAGAACTACGTATTTCGGTTTTCCGCTCATCATGTCACTCCGTTCGTGCTTCACAGTTTCCTAGCTTCACGGCTCTGGGGTGAATTGGAGGACTTCCTGGTCGAGACGACGTGCGGCCATTTCTGCGTACTCTTCGACGATTTCAATGCCGACTGCCTTTCGACCGAGAATCTTGGCCGCGACCAGAGTTGTTCCGCTCCCCATGAAGGGATCGCAAATTGTGTCGTTCATTGCGGACCACCAGTGAACCAATTTGCGAACATGACGGATTTTTCGCGGGCAAGGATGATCCGATTCTCGACCGCATGATGAAGTATCTAAGTGCCGGCCGCCAATAACGTGGTTCCCGTCTGACGATGGTGGGGGTTCGCCAAAGAGATAGGCCACGTCCGCCTTGTAGAGTAGGCGACCGCGATAATGCGGCCTCGTGTATTCAAGCCATGTTGTTGCGAAGAATTCCCACCGGTCAGGAACAGACGTGAGAAATCGCGGGTCACTGTCGCATCCCAAATGGATTGCAATCCGTGTCGTCGTTTCTGTGAGCGCATCTAAAGCGTTCCGAAGATTCTTCCAGGGGTCTATTGATCCGTGCAGCTCAACTTTCGTGTTTGGCCAAACAGGATCGAATATTACCGTCTCAACCCGGATTGTCGGCAACACCTCGCGGCAATCCGCGTGGTAAATGACTATCCCGGCATGTTCGTAATACGGTTTCATCGTTGTTCAACGTCTCTTGGCTTCCCTAATGAGCCGAGCGCGGTGTTGCGTTCGCTCACGGACTCGCGCTGCGTCAACGGTTCCATTCGTCGTAAGGTACGGCAACTGGAGTGCGCTCGACGAACGCAGCTAGTAGCTTTACATCGTCTTCACCCGGCATCGCACCAGAGAACGACACCTGTTTTGACGAATCAAACGGCGCTCCGTAGCTGCGGTAAAAGTCTCCCCATTTGCAGTGACAGCGAACCGCAATCGCCGGATACCGCGGGATCGGCGGCCGAGTTCGCTGATACTCGCCAGCACGCATTGCCGCGACTGCCTCTGGCGTGAACACGCGGACGTGTCCCCAGTCTCGACAGTCCCGGCACTCGAAAGTATCTTCTCCGTCGGCGGTCTGACGTGGGCCAGGCGGTCTCTTGACGGTTCCGGATGACTTTACGGCCGCCCTGATCTCCCGCGGGTAGTCCTGGAAGGCCAGCGGCGAGCGAATGTCACCGCGGGCCATTTCGGCGGTCGCACGCTTTGCATCGGCCAGCGGAACATCTTCGAGCACGAGAAACCATGCCCGGCTCAGCGACTCCTGCGTTGCGCCGTCGTAGGCGTCCGAAGCCGCCGCCGGGAGTTTCGTAATCCACGAATCCACCGACGCAAAGGCCGCTCGGAACTCGGAGAACCAAGTCTTGAATTCACGCCGGTTCATTTTCGCCTTCCTTCCAAAATGGGTCGGTCTCGAAAACAGATTTTCGGCTCGGCGCCGAAACCGACGCAGGCTCGATGAAATCGCGCCAGAAATCGCCTTTGAGGAACCGTATCGGGTCTCTGGCGAACTCGCCGCACGATGCGGCATAGTTCGCCGTCGCGATCAAAAGCAACGGGATGTCTTTTGGGTCGATCTTGGCGAACACCGGTCTTGTATCACGCTTGCCAGCCTTGCGTCCCTTGCGAGGCGGATAGATTTCCCAAAACTCGTCGAACGGCTCCGCGTGAACGCTATGTTCCTCTTCATTGATTCCCTCTTCATTGATTCCTGAATCCCTCTTATCGTGCAGAGCACTTGTCGGTTTTTTTGGTCGCAAGTGCTTTCGACCTTGGTTAGAAGTTTTTGATGGAGCCGGAAGAGTTGACGCAACCTCGTTGTGGTGCGGACGTTGATGCCTAAGGAAGTTGACGATTTCGATGCAAGAAACGCCGTCCGTCGTGTATCGCAAAATGAATCCCGCAGTCATCAATTCATCAAGAATTGTGTTAATCTGGATAGTTTCAGCGCATTCGTGCGCAAACAGCGCACCTTTGATGCGTTTCGGCCGATCTTCGAGACGGCCTTCGCGATCGGCCAACATCCATAAACCGATGAAGAGAAGGCGAGCGTAAGGTGAGCATTCCGAGAGAACTTCGTTCTCGAAAAACCCCGGCTTGATGCTTCGCGCTCGGGCCATCGTGGTCGCCTTCCCGGCAATCTTCCGCCGGCATCCGTGGTCAAAAAGCGCCAGCCGGCTCAGGGGAGTGAACCGGCACGGCGTATATCGGGCGACGACGAGCCGCCCTACGGTTCAGTCCTAAAAAGGCACTTCGTTTCCGGTCTGCTGATACTCATTAGCCTCTTCCACAAGCTCCTGGTTCGCTCGTGCCGCGTTCTTGGCGCCATTGGTCTTAGAAGACGTTGTGGGACTATTGGCCGCCTTAGTCGCTGTCTTGAGCGATTTACCATAGAGTGCATCGAGTTCGCGGACGCCTTTGGAATCAAGCGGCGTCACGACTAACCCGCCGCCGTCGCCGGCAATTCGCCATTTCTCGCCAACATTTCCTTCGTAGGTATCGTGCGAGCATTCGACGGCCAATTCCTGACCGGTAAAGTCCGCGAAGCCATCCGTTGCCGGATCAAGGAACCGAAACGACTCTTTGCGGAACCCGAGCTTGTCAAGGTTGCGACTAACGAAATCAATCGTTTTGTCCGTGATGACCATGTAGATGTTTCTCTCATATTGCTCGCCGCAACTGAGCAACTGGCCCTCCGGGTCTGCCGGATCGACTTTTCCGACAACCTGAAAACGAAGAACGAATTGAGGTTTGCCGGTTTTAGTTTGGCCAAGTGCTTGACTAATAATCTTCGCCCAGTATTTGCCAGGCGTGTAGTATGGTCCGCGTGCCATCAGGCACCTTCCTTCCCGTTGTTGGTTTGTTTGGCGGCTACGAGTGCCGCCTTAAAGTTGTTCCACGCCTCTAAGCCGCTGTTGCCCATGTCGATCTCGCCGGGCAAGCCCATCCGATTCTTCGCGTCGTATGCGGCGTGGTGCTCGGTACACATGATCCGCGTCTGGCCGCCGACAGCTTTCCCCTTTTTCTTGGAATCCTTTTCCGTGTTGAACGTCTCGTACTGAATGAACAGCACGGCGTCGGCCCACTTGTGCGACAGACCCCAGGTCTTGTCGTGCATGTCCGGGGCGTAGCGATCATAGTCGGCGCCGACCGGATTACGGAACGGCTTGACCTTCGTGTGACAGAGGCACACGATTGCCATGCGGCGTTTCTCACGGAGCGTATCGAGCGCCGCCAGCAAGTTCCGCCAATCCACAAGCGAGACCTCGTAGCCACGCATGTAGCCCATGAATCCCTTGTCTGTCATGTCGCCGTTGAAATCACGGCGGCAGACTTCTTCGTGGCAAAGGCGCTCGAGGCCGTTGAGCGTGTCGATAACTAGCGTACCGTACTCGTGCGGCTGTTCGATTAGCCACTCGATCGCCTGAAACGCGAGCTGAAAATTCTGGATCTCAGGGAAGTGCGGAGTCTCGGGCAACTGGCCGCTGTCAATCAGCGTATCCAATCCGGTTTCGCCTTTTGTCTGAATAAAGATCGGCCGCGGCGTGTAGGCTCCCCACGATGTTTTCCCGCAGCCCTCGCAGCCGTGTACGAGGTAGCGGTTAGGCAACCCCGAACCTTTCCCAGTGATCTCACCAAGCGTCATTCTCGACGCTGGCGGCGATTGGCTGGGGGACGACGTTCGCCCCGCAACCTGTCGTGTCGCTGTGCTCATCTGATGAACCTTTCAAGAAAAACTCCCACCATTTCTGCAACGCAATGTGCATCGCAGACCCAAAATACAAAGCCTCCCGCTCCTCTTCATCCACTTGCTCCAGTCCAAGACCGTATTCGTAGTGGTGCTTCCGATGGCACGTTTGGAAGCAACGAATTCTGGAATTTGTCAACACATCGCGACCGTCACCTTGCAACTCAGGCAACTCGCGGTGGACGTTGGCCTTGCGGCCCCACTTGTCCGAATCAACCGAATCGTGGCCGCTGCAAATTCCTAAGAACTTGCACGGCGAGTTGTAGAGGATGCAGGCACCGGAATTGCGGACGTGCCGTTCATTTACTCGGGACTCGCGAATATCATCGGCGTGGTCCCACAACTCGCGAGCGTATTCGTGAAGCTCAGAATCGAGACGAGGGACGCCACGCCGTTGAAAATACTTGTCCGGCGATTCAATCGTGCATTCGTGAGCCAGCCGAGCCTCGTACATCGCGAGTGATTCAGTCTCGTCCGTTTGTAGCCGGTCGAGTTCGGCCATCGAAAGCAAATCGCCAAAATACTTTCGGCTGGCGACCGCAGCGGCTCGCTCGGCCTTCGCGAGTTTCTTGGGCCTGATGCCCGGTTTCCGAATCACGTCCCAAACACACGTATCGAGCTTGCGTCCGTTGAGCCATTCAAGCAACATGTAGTGCGACGGCTGGCCCTCCACGACAAGCTGTCGCCAATACGGAGCGTTGGGATCGGCGATGTCGCTGCTAGTCGTCTTGTGATCCAAGAGCAACCGCCGTCCCTCATGTTCGCAAACTACGTCCAGCCTTCCGGCAATCCGAAACGTGCGGCTCTTGCGACCGGTCTCGACGTTGACGAGATCGGCTTCGACAAGTTGCTCCACGGCCACCGGCACGTAGCCAGCATCACACCAGCGGGCATCGTATCCACGCATGAGTCCGCGAACCTTCGCGGCGACAAGCTGCTGGCCTGGGTTGTCGCTTGTCGGTATGGCCGCTAGGGCGTTTTCAAGGGCGGAATTCATCGTTACTCCAGTTCGCAAATCGTCGTTCCAGCCACGCCGTCACACTCTCGCTCTCAGGCAGCGGCGGCAGGTTCCGACACGGATGCACGATGCTGACGTGCCCTCGGCAGCGGTCGTGCTGGGCCTGCTCGAACTCGCTGCGGTGTTCTTCGTAAACTGATTCTGTGCGAATTTCGGGGTTCATGTGCGCAACTCGAATTCTGGCACGGTATGGACAATTACCGTGATATGTTTTCCGCAATGAGTGCATTCCATGTCGAAGTTCGTTTCGTAATTGTGGGAAATGAACTGGTCATAAACAGCCAGCCATGTGCCACAATGAGGGCAACACTCGTCGAATCTCGACTTGGCGACGGTGCGGATTTCGGGGTTGCTCATGTGGCACCTTCGGATGCATCCAAGTCCGTCCATTCAATCGCCAGCCCGCGAATCATGTCGATTTGAGACGGCGAAATCTTGCTGCGATCACTAAGCACCTCAAGCACCCATTCGATAATTTCGTTTTCTTCGGCCGCCGACGCGGCACTCCAGATTCCGTTCATCATCTCGTCAATTCTCATGCCGCACCTCGCAATCCTTCGTAAACCGCCAACTCGATCTCAAGACAGAAAAAAATCTTCGCCGCGTCCTCCAGCGACAGCGGCAGGTCGTTCCGCTTCGCCATTTCAAACGCTGCTCGTGCCGCTTTGAGGATGCCACGGCTCGTCAGCTCGTACTCGATCGGGTAGTGGTGTCCCGCTGTGACGTAGACAAACCAGCGTGTTGGCTTGCATTCAGCAACGGCCCTTTTCATCGGCGCTGCCCAGCTAATTTCGTCGAATGTCATGCGTTGGCCTCCATGCGTTTCAATTCTTCGCTTCCGAATCGTTCAATCTGCTCACAGATTCCGACGCGGGCGACAAGGCCGATTACCTCGTCCTTTGTCGTGTCGTTGTCAGCCGCCGACTCGCAGACCCAACGGTATTCGGCCGCGCTCAAGTCGATTGTCACAGTCACGGAATTCGTCCAGCGGGTTGTGGCGCTCATTCGTAGCCCCATGATCTGGCGATCTCGCAAAATCGGTCATATCCAGGATGCCCAGGCCGTCCCGACAATTCAGATAACGGCGTCCCAAGAGGTCGCGGCCCGCTCGGATTACAGCCGGGACAGTCGGCGCGCTCCGCTCTTGATTCGCCGCTGAAAAAGTACGTATCGCCCGGTGGAAGCTCCGGCCCAATCCCGCACGCGAACCGTCGGCGGCTGTTCCTTCGTTCGTTGTCGATACGAATGTGAATCACGTCGCCTTCCTCCTCTCAATCTCCACTGGGAAATCGCATGTCGTGACCGGACCGGACGAAAACGTGAGTCAATGTCAGCACGAGCAGCTAAAG